CCAAGTGCTGAAATTGTAGATATTTTTGCAACTGCAAGTAAATATGGCTTTACAATTAAAGATGCCAATGTTCAAAAACCAAACCGTACAAAAAAGTATGAGCTATTTAAAGATGGCAAAAAGGTAGGTAAAAGCCAAACCAAAAGCGACATTCCTGAAGCAACTCCCGAACAAGTAAAGGTTGCAGAAAAACTCATTGAAAAAGATTTAGTTACAGCATGGAATGGCGACCAAACTGCACCACGATTAGATGCAAATACTTATGGAATAAGTTGGCAAGAGATTAGGCAAGGAGAAAAAGATATAAAAGCAGGTAAGACAAATAGCGCCCCTGCAAAAAGACTTATTCAAGTATTAAACCAAATAGAAAGTGATGGTGAGGTTAATATGGTAGTAGGTTCAGGAGGTGCTGCGATGAAGATGGGTTATAGGTTGAGTGAAGCAAGACAAGCCATAAAAGAATTTCCAGAAATCACAGATAGTGATATGGAAGAAATTAATGCAAACTTAGATACTTTGGCAAAGGAGTATGAAGAATGGTTTGCAACAACATTAACAGAACAAGAACAAAATAATATATTAGAAGAAAATGAAAGCAGAAATCAAAGCGAGATTAGCGAAAATGCCGAAGTTAGACAAGGCGAAACTAATGTTTCAAATGAAAAAGATGGAACAAAAGAAAAAGGAGAAGAAGTAACTCCCAAAACAAGCGATGCCAGAAAAGCAAGAATAGGCGAACAGTTAAAAGTGGCAGAAGAAAATGCCAAGTCTTTAAAAACTAAATTAGACAAGGCTCAAGCAAGTCTAAATAAAGATAAAGAAGCTATGCAACAAAATATGTTTCAAGCAAATCAAATATCTTTATTAAACGATGTAGATGCCAAAGCTAAAAAAGTATCTAACATAAAAAGAGATTACGATGCAGCCAAAGAAGAAGTTAAATCCCTAAAAGAACAGTTTGATAGTTTACTTGAAGGGCAAACTGAAATGGATATGGATGGCAACCCTGCACTCGCAAATGTAGAAGCAACTGCAAAAGCATTAGAGGGGGTTGGTAAAAATAAATTTAAAGATTTTTTAAATGGATTGATAAACTCATTTACAGGTAAAGATTATTTTTATCATGGAACAACAAAAGATTTTACATCTTTTAAGAAATTTAAAAAGATGGGTGTAGAGGCAATAGAAACTGAACAACCTATTTTTTTAGCACAAAACAAAGAGGCCGCAGAACCATTTTCTATGGCAAAAGGGGGAAGATTATTAAGGGTTAAAATATCGAAAGATGCAAAAATATTTGACCCAACAAATATTAAGATAGATGACAAACCAATAGAATACGACTTATCTAACTTAACGAAAGAAGCAAAAGAACTTGCGGATGCGCTTGACAATGGGGAGATAGAATTAACACTTGGTAAGTTAAAAGATAAAGATGGATATGAAATAATTTCAGAGTATATTCAACATGGTGATTGGGATGTATTAGAAAGCAAAGGCATAAAAGAATGGCTAATAAATAAAGGTTATGATGGGGTTTTTATTAGAGAATTTAGAAACACAAAAGATAAAAACTTAGCAATTTTTAATACAGACAAATTAATAATAAATGACCCACAAGCAATTTCAGAAGCATATCATAAAGCAAAAGCCGATGGAAGTAACCCTGAGTTAGTAAAAGCAGTAGAAGATTTATTGTCAGAACAACCTACTAAGGAGAAAGACACCAAAACCTTGGCCAACAAAATCAGAGGATTAAAAGCCGATACTAAAGGCAAACAATTTGATGCTACCATAGGCATACCATTAACAGTTTACAATACTGCAATAGAACTTGTGGCAACATCTGTTGAGGCAGGCATGAAGTTAGCCAATGCCATAGCCAAAGCAATGAAATACATTGATGGCCAAGTTGGTAACAAGAAATGGAACAAAGGTATGTTTGCAAAAGAAATGAATGTAAGATATTCAGTAACATTACCTAATGGGACAGAAGTAGAGGTTGAAAGAGATACTACAAATGAATCAGCAGAAGTTATTAATGGATGGTATCAACCAATAGAACAAGCAATCATTGATTCTAAGCAAGATGTATTGCCGGCAAATAAATGGGCAGAACGATTAAAAAGCAAAGAGGATGAAGATTTGTGGACAGGAGTGCGTGACTTCTTAGAGAAAAAAGGCAAAGATTTAGTTACCAAAAAAGAATTAAGAGATTTTATTAAAGAAAATAGAATTGAAATTGTTGAGGTGGTGAAACAAGAAGCTAAAGAACCATTTGCAGATTGGACCTTAGACGAAATCGAACAGCATCTTATTAATAATATGGATGCTGATGAAGCGGAAGTAAGTAGAATGAGTAGGCAAGAAATGGTTGATTATGCCAGAGAATATGCCGATTTTGATTATATGGAACCTTCTGATGCTAAATTTGCTCAATACCAATTAGAGGGAGAAAAAGAAAACTACAAAGAGGTGTTGGTTACGTTGCCAAAAAAATATGATTCAAAATATAATTTTAATGAAGTAGAGATTAAGGAAGAAGGTAACTTTTGGTCTTTCTTTGATAAAAATGGAGAACTAATTACGTCTTACTCTAAAAGAATAAATCCTACAAAAGAAGATGCCACTTCAGCATTTAAACAGAATTTTAGAGTAGAAAAAAAAGGAGACTTCAAATCATCCCACTTTGAAGAAGCAAACATTGTAGTCCACCTTCGTATGAACACTCGTACTGATGTTGATGGTAATAAAGTGTTGTTCTTGGAGGAAGTACAATCAGATTGGGGCCAAAAAGGGAAGAAAGAAGGGTTTACTGGTGGCGAATTTACAAACGAAGATGCAAAAAGAGCAAAAGAATTAAATGATAAGTTCGATATAGAAGGTCTTTCTCAAACAGAAATGACTGAATTGACAAATTTAAAGAGAAAAGAAAAAGGAATAAGTTTAATTCCAAAAGCCCCATTCGTAACCGACACAAACTCTTGGGCAAAACTTGGATTAAAGGTTGCACTTAAAGAAGCGGTTGCGCAAGGTGCAGACAAAATTGCATGGACTACTGGCGAACAACAAAATGATAGGTATGATTTGAGTAAGCAAATAGAGATATTGTATTATGAGAAAAATGAAGATGGCACTTATAGGTTGTATGGTGATGCAATAGGCGGTAGCGAAGTAGAAATTGGAGATAATATACCATCTGAAAAACTTGCTGATTATATCGGTAAAGATGTTGCTGAAAAAATAATAAATGACGAAGGAGTTAAATCTACAATAGGTGGAGATTATAAATTCTTAAAAGGCAACGACCTTAAAGTAGGCGGCAAAGGAATGAAAGGGTTTTATGGTTCACCAAAAGAAGGTAGTTTAGGTATAGTAGGAAACTTAGCAAAAAGTTTGTTTAATCAAGAACCAAAAACGGTGGATATTGAGATTCAAAAACAAGATGTAAAATTAACCAATCAAGAATTTGATATATCAGAAGCGCCTGAAGAATTAAATATTTTATTAGATAAATACGAAGAAGGCATTTCGGATGGCGATTATGCAGAATTACAAAAACTTTCTAATGAAGCAAAATTATTAGGGTATCAAATTAATTATGATTTGGATGGCACCATAACCACATTTAAAAGAGTATCAGGTAAGCCAATATTATCCACCCAATACTCCATAGACATCACTCCTAAACTAAAAGCAGAAGTAGAAAAAGGAGTACCATTATTTAGTGCAGCAAAATCCAAAAAAGAAATTCAAGAATTATCTTCTATTGGAGTAACCAACTTTAATCTACCAAACCTTGTAGAAGAAGTTAAGCAAATGTCCAAGACAGAATTTGTTGCAACAAAAGGTTCAGAATTTGAAAGTAAGGAACAAGCAGAATCCTATTGGGAAGATACACGCAATGGAATATTTAACAAAGAAGTTGCAGACCTCAAAAACACCATAGACATAGAAGTTAGAAAATCAAGAAATGACTTAGGTTCATTTAAGGTAGGTAGTGGTAAGATGTGGACCGCCATGGGTAAATTGATGGGATTGTATGTTAAAAAAGGCGTTACATCCTTTGGTGACTTCATCCAAGCAACAGGCTACAAAGCAACTTCTGCAATGAAAGGTTTGTGGGATAGTATCAGAGGAAGAAAATCTACAATAAAATTATCTACTAAAAACGCAAACATTAGAAATATTAATGCAAGATTATTCTATACAGAGGCACTTGATGGCATACCGAGTACAGATGATGCCCAAGTAATATTAGATGCCTTAAAAGATACCATTGATGTTTATAAAACAATGTCAATACACGCTGCAAAAAATGATGTTCAAGACATAAATAATGCAACAGATGCCCTAACAGATTTGTATGTAGAACTATCAAGTGATTTAGAAAATGTTAAAAAGAGAATTGCAGAAGAACTTGAATTAGGACAAAAGGTTTTTGAGGCTGATAAAGAGTTATCACGAGTAGAAAAAGCCATAACTACGGTGGCAGACGATTTTATTTGGCAAGAAAAAATGCAAAAAGAAATTGAGAAAACTAAAGGCACACTACCTGATGACATGAACCCATACATCCAAAAAGATATTGCAATTGGAAGAATGGCAGACACCGTAAATAGAGTTTATCAAAAAATATTTGGAAAGGCTTATGGCGAAATGGCTACTAATAAAAAAGGTACTGAAGGTATGGTTCAAAGAATGGCTAAGGATAAATTAAACATTACAGACTTAGACTTTTTTATGATGGTTCAACATGCTAAGGAGTATAACAAAAGGGTAGCCACAAAACGCCAAATGGAGAAAGATGCTGAGGTTCAAGTATTACAAGATGAATTGACTGCCCTTCAAAACGCCAATCAACTTGGATTGCCGGGAGTAACATCTAATACTGCACTTATCACCAAAAAGCAAAAGGAGTTAGCAGCAGCACAAGCAAAAGAAATCCCAGATGCAGGTAGTGGTATGACTGATGCCGAAGCAGACAACTTTATGAAGGAGTTTGAGAAAGCAGGAAAGAAAGATAAGTTGGAAGCATATTCCAAAGAATTTAGAGAAACGGTTATTACAAAGTATATTAATTTAAGAGAAGAAGCAGGCGACTTATCTCCTGAAGAAGCAGAAGCACTTAGAACAGGCAAAGATGAAGTAACAGGAGTTGATTTTGAGTTTTATATCCCTTTAAAAGTTAAACAAGAAGCATTGCCTGACAAGGTTACACCAAGCGGCAAAAGAGGTGCAAGCTTTGAGCCAATCCAAAGAATAAAAGGGACTAACAAATATGACTACACCAAAAGGATTAGTCCTGTAACACAATCATTGTTAGACTTCCAAGCATCAGTAAAACTATCTGAGGATAATAAAGTGGCGCAATCTTTATACAATTTAGTAAAAGAAAATCCAAACAAAGGCGTTTGGGATATTGTAGATGTTGCAGGATTACCGGGTGGTGAATTTGCATTGCCTTCTGAAATAAAAGACAATTCAGTAAAAGTTAAAATTGGTGGTAAGGTTAAGTACATTAAATTCAATCACCAAGGTTTAAGAGATGCTTGGTTAAAGAATAACGCAGATAAAAGCTCGGCCATGAGGTCAATATTGAGAATATTTAATATGTATAACTCATTCAAAAGAGCAATTTTAACACAATACAACCCTGAGTTTGCCTTTACAAACGTACTTAGGGATGTTCAAGACGTTATATTTAACGCAGCAGGAGTAAACATTGAAGGATTGACAACCGCAGTAATTAAGAACTACAAGAAAGCAACCAAAGCATCATTCAAAGCAACCATGGGTAATTTAGATCCAAACTCAGAAATGGGTAAAGTGGTAGATGAATACCTATCAAGTGGTGGGAAAATCTCTTGGATGAATTATGGTGAAATAGAAAGTGAGCAAAAGAAGATTAATGGAATGATTGCCAAGTATGGCGATAAAGGTGGGGCGTATTATACCAAACAAGTCTTTAAATCGGCAATTGGGACATTAGGCGCAATAAACGAATCTGTGGAGATGGCAACAAGATTGTCTGTGTTTAAAGCATTGAGAGATTTTGGCGTTCCGGTAGATAAAGCAGCAAGTATTTCTAAAAACTTATCTGTCAACTTTAATAAAAAAGGAACAGGTACGCCATTAATTAATACATTCTATTTGTTTAGTAATGCAGGGTTCCAATCGTTGTATGCAGGAATGAAAGCATTAAAAACTCCAAGAGGACAAAAAAGGGCAGCAGCATTATTTGGACTTGGTATGGCCTATCCATTCATGCAACAAGCAATTATAGATATGGTTTCTGGAGATGATGACGAAAAAGATTTTTACAACAATCTTATATCAGCAGAAGAACAAAGTAATAGTTACATAATCCCAATAGGGGATTATCGTTCAGTAAAAATACCAAAACCTTATGGTATGTTAAAGGTATTCTTTAATGCAGGGCATGAGTTAGGGGCATTGTCAATGGATGGTGATGTAGGTGAACATACAGGCAATATGGTTTCTACATTGGTAAGTTCATTTGACCCAATCACAGGGAATATGTCAAACAAATACTCAGCACTTACACCAACTTCATTAAGACCATTTGTAGAGGTAAACTTCTTAAATAGAGATTATAATAAAGCACCAATATTGCCTGACAGTTATGGTGTTGAAGAATCTGACTATTTAAGATACTTTGAAAGAACAAATCAAATCTACAAAGATGTTGCTAAAAACGTGTATTGGAATGCAGGTTTAGACGTTTCCCCTGAAACATTAGAGTATCTTGTAAACGATGCAACAGGTGGTGTAATAACAACAATGTTTAAAGGTATTGAACTTGGACAAGTAGCACTAAAAGGCACAGAATTAAACCCAAATAGAATACCATTTTATAGTAAGTTTGTTGTAGATATGAAAGCTCAAGAATTTAGATATACAAAAGATTTTTGGGAAATTTACAATGATTCTAAAAAGAAAGAAATTGGAGTTATCAAGCGTGATAATGCTATTAAGTATGCTAAAGAAGGCAATGCAATTAGAAAATCTAAGGGTGAGCCTGAAATAATAAAAGACCTCAATAAAAAAATTAGAGAGATTGACAAAAACCAAAAAGAAGTAAAACTCCAAAAAGAACAAAGAGAAGATTACAAAAAACCTAAAGAACGAAAATAACAACCTAAGCAAACAATAGTTATCTTTGAAACAGATTTTAGTATGATAAGATTAAACACTCCCATAGAATCCCTTGTTATTAACTTGCAATCAGCAGGTAACGTGCAATATAATATCCAATATGTTATTGTTAGACAAGGCACACGATTGGAGAAATCAACAGAAGGTTTGCTTACAAGTTCTGGCCAAAATGTCGTTTTAATAAATGATTTTTCAAGTGGTTATTTTGATATAACCTACATAAACGTCACCAACATTGACCCAACTGAAAACTTCATAAGTGTTTTAAAAAAAACAAATGTAAGTGAGTTTAATCTTACCTCAGAAGCAATTGGCCTTAAAAATAGAGAATGTACGGAGTTCACTTCTGAAAGCGGTTTTAAAGTATTAGATCAAAACGGAAGCTTTAAAACCATTACTGAAAGTGTGTCCGCAGATGGTGATGTAGAGAATAGCGATATGTCCTACATGGCGCCTGTTCCAAGTGGAGGGACATTAACATTGCCAGATTCTCAAATAAATGTTAATGGAGTTGATGAAGGAGATGTTGTAAGCGTAAAAACTATTGACGTAGATTTGACAGATGGCGTTGACCCTGTTGTCCCTACAAGCGTAGGTTTGGTAGGAAATACTTTGACAATAACACTTCCTTCGGGTGGTGGCGGTGATGTTGATATTGAAATAAATGGCAATCTTTACGATACCATTTCTGCACCCGATACAGTAGATATTCCTGTAATAAATTCTGTCCCAGCATCTGTTGGAACGATTACTGGATTAAATGTGGTTGTGGCCGATAGTACAGCAGTAATTAAAAATAGCGCAGGAACAACAATTAAAACAGAGGCAATACCGGCAGCAACTTCCGAAAATATAACTATAATCAATAGTACAGTCAATGTTAGAAAAAGTGATGCTACATTGATAAGTGCAGTTACTGTACTTGCAGAAGGTTCAGCAAACTATAATGTTGCAGACAGTACCGCAGTTATAAAAGACAGTGCAGGAACGACTTTAAAAAGTGAAGGCATTTTAGCGGCAACTTCTGAAAACATTACTATTAACGACAGTACAGCAGTAATTAAAAATTCAGCAGGTACAACAATAAAATCAGAAGGTATTTTAGCAGAAGCATCTGAAAATATTACAATAAACGATAGTGTAGCAGTTTTAAAAGATACTGCTATGGTAACACTTGACACTGTAAATATATTTGCAGAAGATACTGAAAACATTGTTTTAGATGATTTTAATGTAGAAGTAGAAGACCCATTGGGTAGTGTTATTTTAACGGATAGTTATTTGGCATATTCTATGAATACTCTTAACTTAACTGCCCTTTCAAATACCAACGTAGTAATTGGAACAGGCATCACATTAACAATAAGTGCAACCGCACCATTATCTCCATCAGAAAACGATATATGGTTACAACCGATTTAATAAATAAAAAAATAAATAAATAAAAAATGGCAACATTCAACAAATTCAACGCCTTTGTGGCGGACTTAGCAAACGGAGTTCACAATCTCGGTTCAAATCAATTAGTAGTAGCATTAACAAATACTGCACCTACTGCAAGTGATGCTACACTTGCTGCAATTACTCAAATTTCTTACACAGGGTTATCTACAAGAAACATCACAACTACTTCAAGTACACAAACAAGTGGTACATATTCGCTTGTTTTAGTAGATTTGACATTAACTGCAAGTGGTGCAATTCCTACATTTAGGTATGTAGTTATTTACAATGACACTCCAACATCACCTGCTGACCCATTGATAGGATGGTATGACTATGGTGTAGGTGGGGTTACAATGGCAAATGGAGATACATTTACAATAGACTTTACCGATGCTCAAAAATTAATAGAAATAGTATAATACTATGCAAGTAATTCAGAAAACACAATCAATCCTTTATTTATCAGATGGGGGAGATTGGGGTTTGCAAATTAGCAACGAAAGTTTTGAGATACTTCCACAAGTAGGTGGATTGGTATATCAATCAGGAGTTAATCTTGACAATTTAGCTAACCTAATCATAGAGGCAAAAGAACACGCAATACAAAATGAAATAATATGGCAGCAATAACAGACTTATCAGATTTAATTAACAGACAAACAGGCGGCAATAGTGGTACACCTGAAAATATTTTTTTTCACAAAGTGCCAAGAGTCGCAGGGGTTGCAGCAACCGCACCAATATCAGGTAGAGGATGTTCTTTGTGGGAGTATGACGGAATGCCTGCAAAGGGTGCAGTCCCAACAGTGGGGGAAATACCTACTAAATCAACTAATGGAGCAATACCATTTACTGCCGCAGGTGGTGGTAGAGATAAGCACTTAATAGGTGCAAGTATTACACCATTAGTTGCAGGCGTGTATTTATTGTACGATAGGTTATTTCACGAGGGTGGGTTAAATGCAACTTTAACATCTGCACAAACAATACAAGGGTCAACTCCAAGTCCTGCATTAACAAGGAATACGGGAGGTGCAGGTAACATAGCATTCTATGAAATATATACAATAATAGGAACAACATCTACAACCCTTACAATGACCTACACAAACCAAGCAGGGACAGGTTCAAGAACTTCAACTATTAACATAGGTGCAACGGGTTTTCGTGAAGTATCAAGAATGCAGAGAATACCTTTAGCAGCGGGTGATAGTGGAATACAAGCAATAGAGCAAATACAATTAACTGCTACTACGGGAACTGCAGGTAACTTTGGTATAACCATTGCTCAACCTTTGGCTTGGATTCCTGTAGGTGCAGGTGGTACAATGGGGTGGAGAGATTACACAACAGGATTGCCCGGCATACCCGTTATTGACCCTAATGCTTGTTTAGCACTAATGTTTATTCCAAGTGCTGCAACTGCACCTGAATTATTTGGTTCATTAGCAACAATTGAAAAATAATGGCACTAACAGACTTTGATGAATATGTAGAAAAGCTAAAAGAAAATCGTGTTGCAGATTTTCAGCTATCCACATCAATCGCTAGAACTTTGCGATTGAACGCAAGTTGGCAATCTTTTAATCCTGCACCTGCCGTACCTACTACAAGCGTTGCTCTTAATAAGGATTCTGCACAATCAATGGGACCTATCCCTGACATATCAACAGGGCGACTTACATTTTTGGGCGGTAAATTTAATACTTCAACATTTGGCGCAGGCGGTATGCTTTTAGTTGATTTGTTAAATGTTAGCGGAGGACTGAATGCTACTTTAACAACAGCTCAAACAACCAACTTACCAACCGCACCATTAACAAGATATACATCGGGTGAGGGAGTTATGGCAGGGATAGTAGTTTATACACAAGTAGGAAACACAGTTACAACGGTAACAATAAGCTACACAAATTCAGCGGGTGTGAGTGGTAGAACATCTACTGCCACAACAATTGGTGCAGGTTTTTATAGAGAAGTAGGATTGTTAATTCCAATACCATTACAAGCAGGTGATACAGGTGTGGAAAGTATTGAATCAGTAACCGTTACTGCCACCACAGGAACGGCAGGCAATTTTGGGGTGTGTATGTTCAAGCCTTTAGCAATGATTTCATTGGAAAATGCAACAGGTGCAATGCCATTAGATTCAGTTAGTACAGGTTGCATTATCGGTTCTTTGGCAGAAATAGACCCTGATGCTTGCCTTGCAATTAGTGTATTTTCTGCAGTATCAACATCACTAACAGGTGCATTAATATTATCAGAAGTATAAAATGGCAACAAGAAGATTATTTGATGGGGCGCAGATTGAATTAGAACTACTACCAATAGTAGGTTCAGGCTCAACTTCTTATAATTTATCTTTAAGTAAGGGAGATTATACCTTAACAGGCAAGGATGCTTCATTAACATTTTCGGCAGGTTCAGTTAGTTACTCAATAACTGCAAGTAAAGGTACTTATAGTTTAAGTGGTAAAGATGCTAACTTTAAAGTAGGTAAAAGTATTGCAAGTGAAAAAGGAAATTTTACACTTTCGGGCAAGGCTGCTGAATTTAAAGTAGGCAGAACTTTATCAAGTGAGAAAGGCGTTTATACATTATCAGGGAAAAACGCAGACTTTAAAGTAGGTAGAACATTATCTGCAAATAAAGGGGATTTTACACTTTCGGGAAAAGATGTTGATTTTAGAATAAGTAAAACATTAAGTGCAAGTAAAGGGACTTATACATTAAGTGGTAAGGATGCAAATTTAATTAAATCAGGTAGCACAATTAATTACTCTTTAACTGCAAATAAAAATGTATATAATTTAACGGGAAAAAATGTAACTTTGCAAATAAACTTTTTAATGGTTTACCATTATGTAAGTCCAAGTTTTAATCTTTATCGATTAAGAGTTTATAAAAGTGGTGTTTGGAAAAATGTAGTATTATACAAATATAAAAATAGTAATTGGAATGAGTTTACCAAATAATAAATTAACCATAATAACAGATAATCCAATATGTGCCAATGGTGCAGTGGAAAATAGTGATGCAAGTTATTCTAATAGTGTACCGAGTGGAGGAACTTTAATACTACCTAATCAAGAAATTCAAAACAACGGGGTTGCAAGTGGATTTATTCCAAGTGTAGGAACTATTAATGTAACTACTAATGTAGCACCTACAAGTTTTACAATAACAGGCAGAACTATTGATATAGTAGTACCTGCGGGTGGCGGTTCTTATGATTTAGATTTAGTTGATAGATATGGCAACGCATTTCCAACTAAACAAGTTACTGCAAATGCAACATGGGATTTAAGAACACTTACTCCATTTGATTATGCGGATTTGTTTTTAACAAACGCAACAGGAACTTATACAACAGGAGAAGAAAATGCAATAATACAAGCCATACAAGATTGGAGTGATGCAGGAATTTGGCAAAAAAGAACACACATTTATTTGTTTACTGGTAAAAATGCGGTAGATAATTCAATAAATTGTCGCTATCCATTTTTAAATGAAAGTAGTGGTCAATTAAATTTTGAAGGTAGCCCAACGCATGACTCAAATGGGATAACTTATGTAGGTTCATCATTTAGTAGAATAAGATGTTTGAATAGGTTATTCTATCCAATACAAGATATAAATTTAGGGATATATAGCAGAACAAACAATACTCCTGCATCATTTGGCGCAACAGATATAGGTCCTGAAACAATTTCGCCTGTTAATATGCTTTTAAGAATAAAGCAATCCGCAGGTCAATTAGTTGGCGGGGATGGTTCAACTACATTAACAGTTACAAATAGTAATAATAGTGATGGTTACTATTCATTAAATGGCATAACAGGCGCAAGTGCAAGTAAAGCAATAAGAAATGGTAATACAGGAAGCCCTATTGGAGTATTTACAAATGGAGCTAATATTTTTAATACAAGTGTAATAAGAATGGGACAAGATACGGGTAGAAATATTGCAGGGGCGTGTATAGGGTTAAGTCTTACAGATACTCAAATGCAAGACGACTATACTATTTGGCAACAATTCCAAACAGATTATAATGGTAGACAAGTATGATAATTATTAATACATCAGAATACAATGGAACTGCAAAAGGTGTAAATACATTTTACGCTGCACCAATATTATCAGGTCAACACATAGGCAAATTTGCAACAAGTGAAAATGCTTTAAAGGAGTTTCCTGAGATATTTGAAAACTTAACTTATGAAATTATAGATTTAGATGCAAGTGTTTTTCAAGTAGATTACACACCACCAACACTAACACCTTATGCCGTTATAATTCCTGAAATATATCAATGGGCGTTTCCTCAAGATAAGTTTATTTTAGGGGGTTTTGAAATTCCATTAGACACTCACAATAATGATAAGGTAGTAAATCTTGCTTATTTCATGTGGACTGAATTTAGGGCGGAGTTAGATAGTGGAAACTATGTATCTCTCAAGAGAGCCTTAATGCCTTTGTGGGACTATGTAGAGTTGCAAGTAATAAACAATAATTTAGTTATTTTATGATAGGTTTAATATTATTTTTAGTATCAATATTTTTAGCAGGGGTTATTTATCCGATTGCATTTTTGTACTCAGTTGTTTTAACCCTTATTAAAAGTGGGTGGCACTCATTAGATGAATATTTATTTAGATGTGCATTAGCAACCGACCAACACGCAAATAGTTTTTTAGCTAAGTTATTCAATGACATCATGATTAAAACAGGCGGTCATAAGTTTGGAAACCCCGATGAAACCATTAGTAGTGTACTAGGAAAAAATAAACTTATGGGTAAATTGTCATACTTTGGGAAAGTTTTAGATTTTATATTACATTTGTTGGACAATAATCATAGTATAAAATCCATAGAACATGATGAAAATCCGCCTGAAAAAATGGTTTCAAATGATACTAATGATAATTAAATTAGACGATAGATACAGATGATATTTGATTGGCAATTTTTATTCGACTCTTTAAAGAAACAAGGCTTAATAGCTATATTGTTAGGGGCGGTTATTTATTTGCAGTATAATGCTTACGAAAGATTGAAAGATGAATTGAAATCTGAGCAAAAAGAAATGAGGCTAAAGTTAGAAAAACAAATTGAAGATTTAGAAATAAAATTGCTAAATTGCGAAAAGTCAAGAATAGAAGAACTATTAAGAATTAAACAATGAATTATTTAATCAGCGAATTTATAGAATTTTTAGCGAACCTCACATTTATGTTAGTCATTATTGGACTGACATTTTTTGTGCTGACATTCTTTGTTGAGTGCCTTTGTGCAGGAATACTTTTATACTTTTTAAAACCACTTATCAAAAGAATATGATATTAGAATTAAACAGAAAAACAAGAACATCAAAGTCAACTATTGGCGAACTACTTATTAATGGGGAGTTCTTTTGCTATGTGTTAGAGGACATGGACAGAGGCTTAGACTCAATCATGACAGACTCAGAAATAAAAGCTAAAAAGGTTTATGCTGAAACTGCAATACCAAAAGGTACTTATAGAGTAGCTATTACATTTAGTCCAAGATTTAAAGAGTATATGCCCTTACTACTTAATGTAAAAGGATTTCAAGGTATTAGAATACACTCAGGTAACACCTCAGCACACACTGAGGGTTGCTTAATTGTAGGCATGACAACTTCAAAAGACTTTGTAGGTCAATCTAAAATAGCCTATTCTAAATTAATGGCTAAGTTAAAAAAGGTAGAAAAAACTGAGGAAATATTTATATCAATCAAATGAAACTAACTAAAAAAACTAAGATATTAGGAATACTCAACATCGTTTATCTATGTGTAATTGCTATTGAAGAGAGTAAGGCAATAGAGATGTTTCCATTTGAAGATAATATAAAGCAAACTATTAAGGGAATTATACTTGTATTAGTTGGTGTTCTTAACTTTGTTATTACACAATTAAAATTAAAATGAATATTTATTTAAAAACTTTTATCAAAGCAGTTATCCTTATAACTTTTATTGCATTAATTCTTTCGTCGTGTAACGCATCAAAAAAGTGCGAACGTATAAGTAGTAAGGCAATAGCTTTAAAGTGCTTTAAAAACGATACTATTAAGTTTTACGATACAACTTTCGGTCAGGTGTACGATACTTTCGTACACTTCAAAACTAAAAACGAATTCGATACACTTTTTGTAGATAGTGGAGGCATAAAAGTAAAGACTATAATTAGGTGGAAAACTAAAGAACTTTGGCAGACAATAACTAAGGATACTATTATAAAAGAATTTTACAGGGTTAATAAAGTAATTACTAAAAAAGAAATCCCTCAATGGACTAAGTGGATTTGGTTTGCTTTTGTTATGATTTTAGTAGGGATTTATATCTCATTCAAAAAATAAATAAATAAAAGTTTGGAAATGTAAAAAGTTTAATTAACTTTGCAAACGTATTAGATGTTTTGATGACACCAAACTCTGATAATTAACAATGGACAAATCAACTAAAAAAGAAATTTATTACCCTTGCTTATTAGTACAATGTGAGTTATGTCCAACTCGTGTCAACATTGGAAAATTCGCAAGGGTTTAATATTTTAACTTTGGATATATTTAAACTCTACCGGAACTTTTGGGATTTCGCATTTGAAAACCCCGAAAAAATTAAACCTAACCACATTGCTATTTTTTCATTTGCTATTGAACATTGCAATAGATTAGGTTGGAAAAAGAAATTTGGACTACCAAGCACAATGACAATGGAGGCAGTTGGTATAAAATCTTACAATACTTACATAACTGCTTTTAATGAATTAGTAGAATATGGTTTTATTGAATTAATTGAAAAATCTAAAAATCAATATTCATCTAATATAATTGCCCTATCAAATAACTTCAAAGCACTTGATAAAGCACTTGATAAAGCATTTATAAAGCACACGACAAAGCAAGATGAAAGCACTATACAAAGCACAGGGGAAAGCATTAGTAGTATAGATATACAAGAAACAACTATACAAGAAACAAATCTACAAGATGAAATTGTTTTTAATTTTAAAACTGCTTTACTTGAATTAGGAATAGAAACTAAAATAGTATTAGAGTGGCTACAAGTTAGAAAGAAAAAGAAACTAACTAATAGTGAAACGGCTTTTAACTCAATTAAAAAAGAAATACAAAAAAGTGGATTAACTCCAAATGAATGTATTAAAATTGCAGTTGAAAAAAGTTGGGGAGGAATAGATGCTGAATGGTTAGAAAAATATAAACCTAAGCCGGAGGAAAACTTTTTTACCAAAATGGGAATACCAAGATAATTATGAAATACGAAGATTATAACATTCAAGTGCCGTACAACAAAACAACCGGCGAAGTTCAAACAACCTGTCCAAGTTGCTCACACGAACGAAAAAAGAAAACCGATAAATGTCTAAGTGTAAATTTAGATAAACAAACATGGTTTTGTCATCACTGCTCTTATAAGGGTGCATTAGGTAAGATAGTCAAGACAGAATATAAAGTGCCTCAGTGGGCAAATAAAACACAATTAAGCAATGATGTTGTAAGATACTTTGAGAGTAGAAAAATATCACAACCTACTTTGCTAAAATATAAAATTACTGAGGGGTTAGAGTGGATGCCGAAGTCATCAAAAGAAATTAATACAATTCAGTTTAATTATTTTAGAGATAGTCAACTTGTAAACGTAAAGTATAGAGGCAAAGACAAAGAGTTTAAATTGTTTAAAGATGGGGAGTTAATCCTTTACAACTTAGACAACGTACACGAAAATACAAATGTGTTATTTATTGTGGAGGGCGAAATAGATTGTTTGACTTTTTTAGAATGTGGAATTTTAAATGTTGTTAGTGTGCCAAATGGTGCAAATCTTAACTCAAATAAAATGGACTACATAAGTAATTCATGGGATAAGATAAGCCACGTTAAAAAGTTTGTAATTGCAGTTGATAATGACTCAGCCGGATTGCAACTTAGAAAAGATTTATCTAACCGGTTAGGACTTCACAAATGTGCTTACTTAGAATTTGATGGGTGCAAAGATGCAAACGACTTTTATAAGGCAAACGATATTAATACATTTAGAAAGGCAGCCGAAAATATAAAAGAGTTTCCATTGGAGGGCGTGTTTACTATTCAGGACATATACAGGGACTTAGATAATATGTATGAATACGGATTGCCCAAAGGAATATCAACCGGAATACATGACTTTAAATTGCAGTTTGTTAAAGGTTACATTACTACGATAACCGGTATTCCGGGGCATGGTAAATCCGATTTCTTAGACTTTATTTGCCTTAAACTTTTAAAACATGGAGGTTGGAGGGGTTGCTTTTATAGTCCGGAGAATAAACCGACTGAATTGCACGTTAGTAAAATGATAAGAAAGATGACCGGTAAACCTTGGGAGGGTTATGGTAAAGTAACACCGGATGAAATTGCAAATGCTTGTTCAGTATTAAATGAAAACATTTGGTTTGTAAAGCCGGAAAAGGAATTTACAATAGATACGATGTTAGACCGGATTAAGCAGTTAAAAGATAAACATGGTATTGACTACTTTGTTATTGATGCTTGGAATAAGTTAGAACAAAAAAGGGGTGGCAAAAGTGAAACTGATTTTGTAGGCGAAACCTTGGATAAGATAGGCGTATTTTGTGAGGCTGAAAATATCCATGCTTTTTTAGTTGTTCATCCGGCTAAGATGTCAAAACAAAAAGATAGTAACAAGTATCAAGTCCCGGGGTTGTATGACTGCTCAGGTTCATCACACTTTAATAATAAGACAGATAACGGAATAACAATATACAGGGACTTTGAAACTGAATTAACTCACATCATAGTAACAAAAGTTAAGTTTTCGCATTGGGGACAGACCGGAGAAACCACAATGAATTACGATGTACCCTCCGGTAGATACTATCACACCTTAGACCAAATAACAGAATCATGGATATAATACAACTACTCCAAAAAGAACTACCCGATTGCCAAATTCAGCAACAAGACAACCTAATTTATGTATTTAAAGATGGAAAAGCAACTCACTATGACTACAATTACCTTAATTATTTGTTTGAAAGTGGGCAATTAACTGAACAAAATATAAAATTTATGTTGTTATTAATCAGTAAACTTCCATGATAAAAGTATTAAACCTTTATGCCTGTTTAGGAGGCAATCGTTACAAGTGGGAAAATTGCGAAGTAACCGCAGTTGAATGGGATGTTGAATTGGCTCGACTATATCAAGAGCGTTTTCCAAATGACAAAGTAATTGTAGCCGATGCACACCAATATTTATTAGACCATTACAAAAAGTTTGATTTTATATGGTCAAGTCCACCCTGTCCAAGTCATAGTAGAGCAAGGTTTTGGGGATTTGGCAAAAATGGTAAAAAACCAATATATCCCGATATGACATTATATCAAGAAATAATATTTTTGGAATATCATTTTCAAGGCAAATATGTAGTAGAAAATGTAATACCATATTATGAACCTTTAATACCTGCACAAGAAAGGGATAGGCATTTATATTGGACTAACTTTAAATTACCAAATAATGTAAATGGTAGAGTTAAACATTTTGGAGATAGTAAAAATGGTGCAACTGAGTCTTTAGAAAGTTGGTCAGAATTCCATGATTACGATTTTAGTAAATATAAAGGGGAGCAGTTATTATTAAAGATTGCCCGAAATTTAGTGGACTATGAAACAGGACTAACTATTTATAATACTGCAATGGGTATTGTAACCTCAAATAAAATAGAACAAACACAACTATTTTAAAAATAATTTAAAAAATATTAGGAAATTAAAAAACAAGTATTATATTTGCACTCGTATTAACAATTAAACAATATGCAACAAACAATCCAACTAATCGACAAGGCTTTAGTAAAAGCAAACAATGACCTCAATAATCAAGAAATTGAGGTTAACTACACCCCCGACTTCTTAATCGAGTTACTAACTGAGTTAAAAGAAACCTTAACACCTAAAGCAAAAGTAGATGTGTACGAAATTCGTAGAGAGTATTCAAACAATATCGGAGAATGGGGTTACTACATTTACAAGAATAGCAACTATGTAGCAATGGCATTTAGTATTGAGTTAGCTCAACACAAACTTGAGGAGATTAAGAAAAACACTAAAGTAGAAGTATTACATAGAGAGGAGGTAATCAGTGAATAAGTTAGCTAAAGCAATTAATCAGATTAAGCCTATTACTAAGGATAGTGTTAATCCTCATTTTAAAAACAAATACTTTGATATTAACTCACTTTTGTATGATGTTAAGCCAATCCTATCAGAAAATGGATTGATGCTCTTACAACCGATAAGAGAGGGCAAAGTGATAAGTCAAATTATAGATATTGAAACAGGCAAAGTAATTGCAGAAAGTGAATTGGAATTGACTGCAAATTTAAACGCTCAGCAAAAAGGTAGTGAGATAACTTATTTTAGACGATATACTCTTCAATCATTGTTAGGACTTGAGGCAGAAGATGACGATGCAAACACGGCATCAAGTACACCTGCAAGTACAACCGAGCCAAGCGAATGGCTTAACCTATTTGACAAACAAGGTAAGAAAACAACTAAATGTTTAGAGATTGAAAAGGCTATTGCAGATGGCAGTAAGTTTACACTTAAGAACATTAGAACAAAGTACAAAGTAAGTAAGGAAGTAGAGGCACAATTAAAATCAAATTTTAACATCATTTAATATGGAAACGGCAGTATCATTTTTAAAACAAATAGCTAACGATAGACAGACTATTGATAGCTTTACCAATCAATTAACCATAGAAGTGCAAGAGGGTTCAATAGAAACTCAATGGCTACATGGTGCATTAACTAAATTGATTAAGAACTTAACCGAGTTGAAAGACTTAAACGCTCAGAGTTTAGATGCTGATAACATCTATAAGGAGGCGTTTGGTTTTACCTACATGAAAAAGGAGGCAGGTGCTAAATATGACTTTAGTAATTGCAACCACCCTAAGTGGATTGAGTTATCAGAAAAAGAAAACGAAATCATAAAACAAAAGAAAGAGATTGAAACCACATTAAAAACTATTAAAGCACCAATGACAATAGTAGACAATGAAACAGGGGACATCATATCAGTAAACCCACCAATCAAATCAAGTAAAACAATAATAGAAGTAAGATGATATTACTAAGTGGTATTTTAGAAAACATTAAAACCCGAAAAGATAGGACTATTGTCCTGTCTTTTGGGACTAATGAGGAAACACCCGATAAGATGGGGCAGTTATTCTCAATAGCTAACAATCATTGTTACTTAGCAATTAAGAATGAACCATTTGTATCTAATGAATTGGATATGATTAAGGATATTAAGACAGACTTTGAAAACATAAAGTCAAAGTCCCAAAGATTAAGGGCAGTTTTATTTGTGGCATGGAAAACTAAAGACGAGGGATTTGCAGATTTTGAGAATTACTATGCAAGTAAACTTGAAATGTTTATTGACCATGTAAAATCTAAAATTTAATAATAGGAATTTAAAAAATAAATATATATTTGCACACATGGGAAAAACAATATACTTAACAGAACAATTTGTAGACTGCATTGAACTTGATTGTGAAATCTACTACACACGAGGCAAAGATGACGATGGGCAACCAATGGCAGAGATAGTCAAAGTAGTAACTAATTTAGAAGTTTACAAACAAAGCAACAAGGTCACTAAAATAGAAATGCAAATACCTTTCTTAGCAGATAGTTTACTATTTGAGGAGATTGCAGAATTAGCTAATGAGGATTTGATTAGTCAGTTACAAGATAGTTATACAGATTAAAAATATGAATACAATAAGAAAACAACAATTTGAATTTAGACCTGAGTTATATAATGACCATTTCCAAAATTACAAACGCTATAATATACCAAAAGCGCAATTAATAATAGCAGATATACCTTATAATTTAGGTAATAATGCTTACGCCTCAAATCCAAGTTGGTATGAGGGTGGAGATAATAAAAATGGCGAAAGTGAATTAGCAGGTACAGAGTTTTTTGATACAGATAAAAACTTTAGAATTACTGAGTTTTTACATTTTTGCTCAACTATGTTAATGAAAGAACCAAAAGAAACAGGCAAAGCACCTTGTATGATTGTATTTTGCGCATTTGACCAACAATTTGAGTTAATAGAAAAGGCAAAAAAATACGGCTTAAATAACTATATTAATTTAGTCTTTAGAAAAAACTTTAGCGCACAAGTATTAAAAGCAAATATGAGAGTAGTTGGTAATTGTGAGTATGCCGTAATTCTTTATCGTGATAAATTGCCAAAGTTTAATAATAATGGTAAAATGGTTTTTAATTGTATGGATTGGGTAAGAGATAGCGAAACTGAAAAAATACACCCTACTCAAAAACCAATCAAAGTATTAGAAAACTTAATTGAAATATTTACAGATAAGGGTGATGTAGTTATAGACCCTTGTGCAGGTAGTGGTTCAACATTAAGAGCAGCGATACAAAAAAACAGAAAGGCGTATGGCTTTGAAATTAAGAAAGATTTTTTTAAACTTGCAAAAACTAAAATGTTAAACAATATGCAACCTAAACTATTCTAATGAAACTAAAACTATGTAAGATATGTAAAGCGCAATACACACCTGTAAAACCATTGCAGGTTGTGTGTTCGCCAATCTGCTCAATAGAATACTCAAAGATACACCTACCCAAAGTAAAGATGACAGAGGCAAACAATAAGCGAAAAGAAAACAAAGCTAAATTAAAGGAGTTAGAGAATTTAAATTATTGGAAAAAGATATTACAGGCTCAGGTAAACTTGATTGTTAGGTTAATAGATAAAGGTTGTAATTGCATAAGTAGTGGGCGACCTTATAAAGATACAGATGAATGTGGGCACTTCGCATCGAGAGGAAGTAACCCTGCACTTCAATTTAATTTATTCAATATGTATTCTCAATCAGTCCACGACAATCAGCACCTAAGTGGAAACCTACTTGAGTATCGTGAAATGTTGGAAAAACTCAACATCTATGACTTATATTTAGAACAAAAACGGAAATATCCAACATTAAAGATAACAAAAGAGCAAATAAAAGAGGCAATTCAGAACTCAAAAAGTGTAATTTTAGAATTAAAAATGCTAAATCAAGAAGAATTGTTGCCCCGAACGACTGAAAAAAGGGTAGAATTAAGGTTAAAATATCAAAAAAGATTAAATATTTATAAGTGAAGATGCTTGTATTTATTAGGGTTGTAGACTATTTTAAAAATAATTTAAAAAATATCTTGTTTATATGGATACTAAACCTATCTTTGTATCAACAATTAATAAAAATATTATGACAAATGAAATTATCTACAAAGGCAAAACAATTTTAGAATGTACTAATGGTTGGTTCACTGCTTACTATTCAAACTATTCAGCAAATTTAACAAAAGATTTTAAAACACTTGCAGGTGCAAAAAAACAAATTGACAAATGGGTAAAATAATTATGACAAAAGTAATAGAACTAAAAGACCTACATTGTGCATTAGGTCACATGACCTACAAGGTAAGCGGATATGTTTCAGCCTACAAAGAAGATAACAAAGTAAAAGTAGAGGCGGTTAATCTTGATGTAGTAATCCTTGACAATGTAGGCGAGGCAAACCAAATGTATAAGTTAAACGAAGTGCAAAAGGCGAACTTTGAAAACCGATTAAATCAGTATCCACAATTCCACCAATTTATAGAAAAACAATTATGACACCAAATAGACACACAATAAGCCAATTAGATAGGAAGAGAGAGTTCCATCGTCAAAGCTATCACAAAGCATTACAAGAGGCAAGAGTACATCGTAAGGCATTAAGTCAATTACATTACAATGATGATACTAAACAGGAAGTCAAAGCTAAAATATTTGTTGACTATAATATGTTAGCAGATACACTTCTCAATACAATCAATGAGTATTATCATATTGACATCAAGAGCAATTCAAGAGAGCGCAACTTTGTGCAAGGTCGTTTCTTTTTCTACAAGTACATGAGAGAGCATACTACCTTATCATTAAAAGTATTGGCAACCTTTATCTGTAACCAAGACCATAGTACAGTGATATATGCCCTTAAAAAGTTTGATGACTTACACAAAACCGACAGACAATTTAGACAGGACTACAACGAAATAATAAGCAAAATACAATTATGAAAACCCCAAAAGAAAAAGCAGAACAATTAGTAAATAATTATAAACCATTATGCGGTGGTTATAATGGAGGCAAACTAAATAAAGTATTTGCCAAGCAATCAGCTATAATAGCAGTTAATGAAATATTTGAACATATAGATTACATCTTTACAGAATTAGAGAAAGATAAACTGCCGAATAAATTTGATGATGAAATTGAATATTGGAATGAAGTTAAAAAGGAGATAGAATTATTATGAGCGACTCAGCAATTTTCGGACAACTAATAACCCCTAAAGAAGTGGTTAAGTTAAATACAACCATCGTAAAAGAGTGCAAATCATTTGAACTTTGGGTACGTTACATGCAGATTAAACAGAGGGTAAGAATACAACTGAGTAATCAATGTTAATAAAAAAGTATTAAATATAATTTAAATATATTAGTTTTGCAATGTGATGAAAAAAGTAAACAACAAAAAGAACTGCGGTCGTAAGCCGATGCAATGGATAGATAAGAAAGGTCAAATATTAATTACTATCCCTAACTCAGTCATAAATGAATTAGCACCTGAGAGCGTGTCACAAGATAAGAAATACTTATTTGTAGGCAAACTATTAAGCGATAATATACAAGCTATTAAAAGCCAATTAAAATAGTTGCTAACCGATGATAACATATTGACAATATATAATTCGCCTGACCTGATAAAAGTATGCAAGAAGTTATATGGTCAAGATTGGGAAGAGTTAAGGTCAATAGTTATTGAAAGAATAATCCACAAAACAGAATTAGAAAACACAAACATGATAGCTTACTCTATACAATGTGCTTATAATTCATTTAAGAACAACATTAAAAAGGACTCATTAATGGTAAGTGGTTTATCTTTAGTTGGACTTGAAAACCCAAAGAGTGAAATTGAATACAAGGAATATTTTGAATTTGCTTTAGATAAGTTGACCGAGAAAGTAAATCAAGACAAAAACGATTTTAAACGAATGTATTGGGCTAACATTTATGACATCTTAATTACCCACAAAGGAAACATTTTAAAGGCACAGAGGCAAATTAAACTACCTTATTTTGAAGTTCGCAAGGCAGTAAGGGAATACGAACAATATTTAAAAGATTATTTTAAGAATAAGATATGAAAACAATAGACTTCACACCAATAGATTTAATAGATGTAGAAGTGACATCAATAGTTTATGATAAAGGTCAGCATCATTACTTTAAAAAAGAGTACGACAATAGCCATATAAAGAGTGTAGAGCAACAAAGTTACTTATTCGAGTATAACCCTATGATTGAGTTATCAAAGTCTTTCTCAGACGATAAGTATTACGGAGTGTTTTCATGGAAGTTTAATTACAAAACAGGACATACAAAGAACACCTTATACAATGCAATGGTTAAAAAACACTTTAAGAGATACGACATCATAAATATTTGTCAGCCACTTCCCGAACCTTATTTAGAATTTACAGAAAAAAACCACAAAGGTTTTATGAAATTGTTTAAAGTTATTTGCAAAGAGTTAAACTTAGAAGTTAAAGAACCTAAGCACACGATATATGGAAACTTTTTTATTGCTAAAGGTAAAGTATATAAAGAGTACATCGAAGTGTTAAAGACTGCCATTAAATTAATGGATAGTAAATATACAGAGTTAGCATTTAAGGATGCTAAGTATCAAAGTGGATTAAGTCCTGAGCAACTGAAAGAAAGAACGGGATTAGATTACTATACCTTTCACACCTTTATACTTGAAAGGTTATTAAGTGTTTGGATTGACAATAAAAGAATTAGTACTTTAGACTTATGATAAGCATAATAGTAATTACATATAACGAAGAGTTTATTTTACCTCACTTCATCAAATGGTATCGTGATAGGTTTCCCGATTGTAAAATAGTAGTGTATGATAACGAGTCAACCGATGGCACTAAGAACATTTGCCTATCAACTACTAACCTTACTTACATACCTTACTATACAGGAAACAAACTAAGCGATAGTACCTACCTTAAAATAAAGAATAATGCTTGGAAACACGCAGATACCGATTGGGTTATTGTATGTGATGCAGATGAGTTCTTGGATATTACTCCTGAGGACTTAAATACTAATCAAACCTTATTTGAGAGTAAAGGATATAATATGTGCAATGTGGATAATACAGACGATGTATGTAATATTAGACATGGAGTAGAGGCGGTTCAATATGATAAGATACTTTGCTTTAATAAAAAGTACATCAAAGATATTAACTATGGTGCAGGTTGCCACCACGCTGAACCGATTGGCGATGTAATATTTTCGAGTGTAAGACCTAAGTTATTGCACATGAAATTTATAAATGTTGACTTATTAGTTAACAAGTATAAAAGTTATGCAAGTAGGTTATCAGAGGAGAATAAGGCAATGAGGTGGGGTTACCATTACGAACAAGAAGAGTGGAGAATAAGAGAGGAATTTAAAAACACTTTACAATTAGCAAAAATAATATGAATACAAAAACAACCGCAACAGAATGGCTATTTGAAAAACTTTGGGAAACTCCAAAGGACAGACTAACTTGGCACTCTATATTAGAACAAGCGTTAAAAATGGAAAAGGAACAACACGATAAAACATCGGAAGATTGGTGGAATGAGAGTGCATCTTTTCAGCATGAGGGTAAAAGAAAATATCCAAACTTTAAACAATATTACAAAGAAACTTATGACAAATAAAAGATTTAAAAAGATAGACCACTACTATCACTTAGTTGAGGGGTGGTTCAATATGGAGCAGCAATACTTAGAACTACTTGATGCAACGCCTGAGGGTGGTACATTCGTAGAGTTAGGTTGTTACAAGGGTAAGTCAACCTCATTTATTGGGGTGGAAATCCACAAACAAAAAAGGGATATAAACTTCTTTGCGGTTGATAGTTTTCAAGGTGCAACTAATAGCAATGATGCAAATGAAGTTAAAGCCTACGAGGGTATCTCAGAAATAGAAGAGGCATACACTTACAATGTATCTTTAATAGGCAATAAGATTAAAACGATTGTATCATTAACAGACGAGGCATCACAATACTTTGATGATAAGTCAGTAGATGTTTTATTCGTCGATGCCGGCCACAGCAGGGAGGCAGTTATAAAAGACATTGATTGTTGGTTACCTAAAATTAAACCTAATGGAATAATGGCAGGGCATGACTATAAGGCATGGGAGGGAGTTAATCAAGCAGTAAACGAAGTATTTGGCACACCTCACAAAGTAGAAAACGATTGTTGGTTTATTTATATTAACAGATTATGAACGAAATATCAAAAACAGGATATTGGAATGGCGAAACCGCACACCACCACCATGTCCACTCAGAACAATTAAGTAAATGGATATGTGAGTTTATAGTTAAAAAAGATATAGACTCAGTTACCGACTTTGGTTGTGGATTGGGAGAATATTTAAAAGCATTAAGTCCATTAGTTAATCATGCAATCGGGGTTGAGGGTTCAATACCTAATGAAAAAAAATATGATAACATTTGTGAATTAGATTTAACAACTGATTTAACAGACTATGAAGTAGATTTAACATCACATTTAGTAATTAGTTTAGAAGTAGGGGAACACATACCTGCTCAGCACATGGCAACTTATTTAGACAATGTTACTTATCATGGCACACAATACTTAATTACTTCATGGGCGGTTCGTGGTCAAGAGGGGTTCGGTCATGTCAACTGCTTGGACAATCACGAGATAATACCTGAGTTTGAAAAGAGGGGATTTGAATTAATGGAAAAGGAAACCGAAGATGCAAGGTCAGTAATTGAGGATAAGGCACATTGGTTTAAAAAAACTATTTTGATTTTTAAAATAAAATAGTACTTTTGTATTAACGATGTCAATTAGTGTAATAGGTAACACCCAACAAGATTGGAATAAGAGTTCGAGTCCCTTATTGACATTTAAATTAAAATTATGAAAAAACAAGATATAGCAATTAAAGCATTGACTGAGTTTCCAAAATTAAGTAAGAACGCAATAGTAACTTATTTGTTAGAAACTTATCCAACTTATTTTAGTGACTACGAAAACACACGCTCAATAGTCCGAAAGGTAACAGGCGCACAGGGTGAAAGTAGATTAAAATATAAAGTAGTAGACCATAAGCCTGATATTGAAACTCAATTTAACTTAGCTAAGTCTAAAGGCGAAAAAAGAAAGTTTATAGACTTACCGAAAGAGTGTCACAATATTTTAATAATTAGTGACATCCACTTTCCGAACCACGATGTTAAAGCATTAGGTAAGGCTTTGGAATATGGCAAAGCTAACAACATTAATTGCATAGTTATAAATGGGGACTTATTAGATAACGAACCTTTTACTAATCACGATGCACCACCACCAAATAGTTCAGATGTAAGGGATTGGTTTCAAATGGCTGAGGATTTCCTTGATATGTTAATAAGTGAGTTCAAGTGTCCAATATATTATGTAGAGGGTAACCATGATAATTGGTACATGAGATACTTAATGAAAAAAGCACCCGTACTATTCAATGACCAATACTATACTTTGTCAGCAAGGTTAAAGCTAAGAGAGAAAGGGATAGTTTGGATACCACAAACAAGTGTTTTAATGATAGGTAAGCTACCCGTGACACATGGTCACATGATTGTAAAAGGTTTCTTTAGTCCGGTAAATCCTGCAAAGGGAGTTTATAATAAGATTAAAGGTTCAATGTTAATCGGTCATTGTCATACAACTTCTGAACATAGTGAGAGTAATTTGCAAGGGGATTTAAATACAACTTACTCAATAGGTTGTTTATGTACCTTAGCACCCGATTACGACCCTTTCAACTGCAAACATAACTTAGGTTTTGCGAGAGTGATAGTTCAAGAGAATGGTAATTATAGAGTAGAGAATAAAAGAATAGACCAAAATACATATGAAGTTTACTAATCAAATAATAGCTATACTAATATTTTTTTTAACATTATGGACAATACCATATAGTTTAACTAAAATTATAAAAGGAGAAAATGTTCAAATATTTTTAACAATATTGATGACTCAAATTCCTGCATACATTAAAATGATAAAACACTTATGAAGTATATTAAAAAAACATTAGGGTATTTTTTAGGTTATACTTGTTGTATAGTCTATGTATTTATGGTTGTATTAATGATTAAATATATTTTTGAATAATGAGAACAAAAGATTTAATAGGTAAAAAAATAAAAGGCTTTTATTATAGGCCTAATAAAAAAAGACATTACACACACACTAAAGAAATGGAAGTTAATATAGGTAAGGTTGGAGTAGTTCATCAAGTTGGTATGTGTGGCAAAGTTGTGTTTATAAGGTTTAAAGGTTTCCCATTGGATTTGGCCTATCCTTTAAGATTAGCAAAAAAACATATTATAAATCTATGAAAATAATATTAGGTCAATCGCAAGGCGTAAACTATCACAGACTATTCAATCCGTTTCAATATTTTAAGGCGGACTTTGTGGCTCAAGTAACCGAACCTGAAGATATAATAGTTTACAATGTTAGGGGCGTTCATCAATCGTTACAATCAATTAAAGAACTTCAAATCAAAGGTTCAAAGGTATGGGTAGATATAGATGATTGGGTAGAACGCCCTATGTGGCATCTTAACAGACAACCTAATGAGTCCAAAATAACAAGTAATATAATTGCACACCTAAAGAACGCTGACATCGTTACAACTGCAAGTAAAAGATTAAGAGATGAACTATACAAAAAATTTAACATCAAATCAATCTTAGTCCACAATGCAATAACCACAGGAGGCACACAAGTAGAGCATGAGTTGTCATTTGGGTGGATTGGAACACTTAGTCATCACTTAGACCATAGACTATTGGCTATCCCTTTATTTCACAAATATAAAGCAAGTAGAGTATTAGGTGGTGCATCGGGTTATGTACCTGAATATTGGGAACACTTACAAAGAATATGGTCAGGAAATTGGCAACATCAAGTAAAAGTATTAGAGGCGGTAAGTGTAGACGACTATATGGATATGTATGGACTTATTGACTTTGCATTATTACCAAGTTATGATGACCTATATACATCGTGCAAATCTAATCTTAAGTTGTTAGAGAGTGCTGCAAGTGCAATCCCGATTATAACTAATGGAGGAACTTACTCAGATGTAAAACCATATCAAGGCATAAGAGTAAATGGTGCGAAAGAATGGCGTAAGGCTATTGAGTTATTAATAAGAAGTGAACACCAACGTAATGAATACGCTTTAGGACTTCAAGACTATGCTAAGGGTTACACCATGCAAAAGAGTTACGATTTAAGATGTCAAATAATTAATACTTTGCTAAATAAAAATTAAATAGTATATTTGCAATGTTCTATATTAATATTGAAATAAGCAAAAAGAAGCCCAAAGAGAAACCCAAACAGGTTACGGATAACGAACCACATCAAAATATAAAAACAACTAAATGAAAAAACAAGATTATTTAATTTACGTTCAGACAAAGAATTGGACTCAATTAATATTTGAATATCATTTAGAAGTAGGTAAGATAAAAAAAAGTAGAGAGGAAGTAGTACAGATTGTAAACCATTGGAATAGATTAGAAGTAAATACAGGTGGAATGTTTAATGAGTCATTGTTTGACTTTAATCATTTTATAGGTCACATCATTAAATACTTTGAAAACAAATTTGAAATAGTAAAAATATATAAAGATAATAAATTAATAAAAACAACATGAGCGAAAAAATTTACTGCGGAAACGCTAAAACAATCGAAACTAAGTTCGGCAAAATGCTTAAAATTAGTTTTTCAAAATCAGACCTACAAGCATTGAACAAAGCAATGGAGGGTAAGGAGTGGGTTAATTGCAACCTAAAGAAGAAACAGACAATAGTAGAGGGTAAGCCTACTCACTATCTTGAGATTGATACTTATGTAAAAGGAACTGATACAAGAAGTCAAGTAAACGATAGCGAAAACTTGACAAATGATAGTTTGCCATTCTGATTAACCGAACAATTAGATAAATACGGATGGAAAAAGTTATGACATTTACCGAATACATTAAGACTCAAGGTTATGAATTGATGCCACGCAAAGGAAACGCTGAGGACTTTTCTACAATGGCAGTAATGACTTCATATTATAAAAAGGGGGATATAGTTATAGGATGGGGATTAAGCGAAGTAGGTAAGCCTCCGACATTAACACATCCAAGATTATACACTTTAAGTGAAACAGAAAATAAAACAATGTGGGTAAACAATGACGATGCTACTATTGAAAGAATAATGAAGTCAGTAAGTAATGAGGAACTATTAACAAGGATTGAAAACAATAAACTTAGATTTGAATTAAACTAATGGATAAACTATATTCAATACTATTATCTAAAGGTAAAGAAAGACTAATCTACATAGACCTAACTGAATTAGAAGTAAATGTAAAGAAAGATAAGTATAATGAACATCATTGTATAATAGTAGAACAAGAACAAGATAAAGGTATTCAAATAATAATTAAATCGTAATGAATAAAGAAGTAAAAGTTAAATTAGAGAATAAATTGTATGCAGATATACTTGAACTTGAAAGGTTCAAAACTTATGCTGAACAATTAATAAATAAAATACATACAAGTCATTGCGCATTAGTACCTCAATCAAAAATAGCAGTAAAAGAGTTTGGAATAAAGTATGGTAGTATATTATCGACAATAGCATTTTATTTAGAGCAATACGAAATTCAACAAAACCAACATAAAGAATGTGATGCACCCAACAAGAATATTTAAAACACCCGAAGAGTTAGAACAAGCATTTGAGCAATATAAAGAAAGCCTAAAAGAAGAGGCTAAACAATGGCTTAAAGTACAATATGTAGGTAAGGACGGAGAGAGAGTAGCAGACCCTCAGAAAGTGCCTTATACATTGGAGGGATTTAAAAGATATTGCAGAAAACATTACGGAGATGTTGAACAATACTTTTGGAATAAAGATAATTATTATAATGACTTTGTAGGTATCTGTTCGTACATTAAGAATGAGATAAGAGAAAACCAAATAACAGGAGGGTTGTTAGGGTTCTACAATCCAAGCATAACTCAAAGGTTAAACAACTTAACTGACAAGGTAGAAACAACTATTGTAGAACAGCCTTTATTCCCCGAAACAGAAGAGTAGTGTTTAAGCATACCTCAGCAATAAAGAAGTTAAGACGATTAAAAAGCCGTACTAAGATAGTGCAGGGTTCAAGTAGTGCAGGGAAAACATACGGCATACTTGCAATACTAATTGATAGGGCGACAAAAAAAGATAAATTAGAGATAAGTGTAGTTAGTGAAACAATCCCTCACTTGCGAAGAGGTGCAATGAAAGACTTTCTTAAACTAATGGTTTGGACTAATAGGTTTAATGAGGCTCATTGGAATAAGACATTACTAACTTACACCTTTGCAAATGGTAGTTACATTGAGTTCTTTAGTGCAGACCAAGAAACAAAGATACGAGGTGCAAGGCGTGATATACTTTACATCAATGAGTGCAACAACATTCAGTTTGAAACTTACCACCAATTAAGCATAAGAACTAATAAAGAGGTATGGTTAGATTATAACCCGAGTTCTGAATTTTGGGCGCATACTGAATTGAAAGGCGAAGTAGATACTGACTTCATTATTATAACCTATCAAGACAATGAGGCATTAGACCAAGCTATTGTCAAAGAGATAGAGAAAGCAAAAGTAAAAGGAGATACTTCGGACTATTGGCGTAATTGGTATCAAGTTTATGGATTAGGTCAGTTAGGTCAAGTACAAGGTACTATATTCACTAATTGGCATCAAATAGACAATGTTCCTCAAGAGGCTAAGTATATCGGGATTGGCTGCGATTTCGGTTATTCGAATGACCCAACTGCAATAGTAATGGTTTATAAATGGAACAATGAATTTATATTAGATGAGATAGCCTATCAAAAAGAATTAAGCAATAAAGCGATTGCAGACATTCTAAAGCCTTATGGTGGGTTAGTGGTATGTGATAGTGCCGAACCTAAATCAATAGCAGATTTAAGGTCATACGGAATAAACGCAACACCATGTGTTAAGGGTAAGGACTCAATAATAAATGGAATACAAAAGATACAGGCACTTGATAGAATACATATTACTAAAAGGTCAACCAACTTAATCAAAGAGTTTAGGGGTTATGTTTGGAAAACTGATAGGAACGGAGTGGCATTGAATGAGCCTATTGATTTCCTAAATCATGGAGTTGATGCGATTAGATATATCCTTAGTCATGTTATAGTAAGTCCTAACTATGGTAAGTATCATTTAAGGTAACAATAAACATTAATTAAATTTGTTTTATAATAGATGACATTTAAAGACGTAACAATACTACAATTTCAAAAACTACAATCGGCTTTTAAACACTTTGATGGTAACGCTTATGAAGTAGGCATGGCTATACTCGACATATTTGAGGGAGTGCCTAAGACCTTATCAAGTCAATGGCTAGTTAAAGACTTTGATAAAAGGTTAGCTAAGTATCAATTCTTAATCGATGCTGAGATGAAAGATAACGAATGGGTAAAAGAGTTTGAATTGAATGGTAAGGTTTATAAAGTAACTCAACAAGTACATCATTGGAATGTTGAGCAATGGGTAAGCATGGGAACTTTAACACAAGACCCCGACAAGATAATTGAGAATGTACATTTGATATTAGCAACCTTATGCACCGATGAAAGAGATATAATGGATAGGGCAAATGAATTTCAAAACGATTTAAGTATTGAGGTTGCTTATCCAATAGCGGTTTTTTTTTGCGCGGTTATGTTGAAATTTCATCACGATATGCCAAGTTATTTTCAGGGGGAGGAGTTAGTACTTGGTTTAGCCTGAAATGGGGTTGGTACGATGTAATTATAAAAATGGTAGGATTTGAAAAAAGGAATGAAATATTTAAGACACCTATCTTTGAATTTCTTAATCACATGGCATACTTGAAAGATGTTGACATATTTAAAACGGATATAAAATGAGTGCAGAAATAACCGCAACAATAAGTGAGGTATTAAAACAATGGGCAGACGAAAGGCAAAAGAAAGCCGTTGAAACCTTAGATAGTCAGTTTGCAGTCAAACCATTATTAGGTCAATCAATAACTACTACTGAATTAAAGGTAGAGGGTTTAAATATCGGGATAGGTTTTACCGCCGATGACTATTACATTTATCTTGACGAGGGTGTAAGGGGTTTAAAGAATAAAGTTAAGAACTCAGGAGTATTCAGTTTTAAAACTCCATTCCCAAGTCGTGATATGATTAAGAACTTAAAGGACTACATACCAAGATACCCAAATAATAACGCATTCCCTAAACCTAAAAAGGACACGATTGAAAAGGCAGCTATAAGAATGGCTTATGCAGTCAAACAAAAAGGGGTTAATCAAAAACCCTTTTGGAAACCAACATTTAATGAGGCAGCCTTTAACGATTTAGCCGCAAGACTTGAAGATGCTTTAGGCGAGGATATCAATCTTACCTTAACTATTGAGTAGCAATAAATAACTATTAAGTTTGTTTTATAAGTGTGGCAATTACAATCAATCAACAACCGAGCGGACTTGTATCGGCATTTAATCACATTGACTTTTTAGTTGATACGAATAACACGCAACCGATATTTAGTTATCAGATTAAACCAATAGTATCGGGTAGTGCTATTGCTCAATACGTTAAACCTAAATCAATCTATGGAGATAAGGCACACTTTGATGCTCAAAGGACTATTCAAAACCAAGTAAGCTATGACATCACAGGAATAGTTAATAACACCACAGGCATCTATAAGGCGGCTAATGTTTTTAAGGAGTTTTACATTCAGTTTGCTGAGTTGTCAGGAACAACCAACACCAATGTTGCGAGTGGAAGTCCAAGCAATAGTAATACCTTAATAGCAGTTAATACTGCCTTTGAATATGAGGATACATTTAAGACTGATTATATTCGTGACTATGTTATAGATGCTTTTGCTAATAAATACTTTTTAACAGGGTTGAGGGGTGGTTCAATCCGTATAGGTTCAAATGACTTCTTTGAATTGGGTATGATGCAAGATAAGTTGTCAACCTCATTTAGTAAGTTAGAAATAAAGACTTATGGGTTTGGTGGTTCTTTAATTGGTACTTATGTAATTACTAATTCATTTGCCAATACATCAACTACAAGTGAACAATTCTTATCTTGTCAAGTAGGGACTGCAAGTTTAAACGGGCAGACCTTAGCAAGTGGCTCACAACCGATAATAACCGATGCAGTAGATAAGTACACCATCCAAGCATTGAACGCTGCTAACACGGCTCAGAGTGAATTAGTGACCTTTCAAATAGATAGAGATTGCTACAAGTACACACCCGTACGAATATTTTGGTTAAACAAAGTAGGTCGCTTTGATGCGTATAACTTTAATTTCGCAAACGATAAGAGTTATCAAGTAACAAAAGACTTCTACCTTAAACAAGGGGGTGCAGTAGTTAGTAATAGTTTTGTGCGTTCAAGTTACGAAACAGGCGACACAGCATTCAATACACGAATAGAGAGTTCAATTAAATTAAGAACTGATTACATTAGCACGATTGAAAGTCAATGGATTGCTGAGATGATTAAATCCCCTTTAGCTTTTATCTTTAATAATGGGCGTTTATTCCCGATTAAAATAAGTACAAGTTCGTACACTAATAAGGACACCCGCAAAGATGGAATGTTTATTGAGGAAATAGATGTTCAATTTACCAACGCATCTTATAGACAAAGATTTTAATGGATAGAATATTAGAAATAGGCGAGTATCAGATTGAATTGATGGATGAGGATTTAGTCCCTGTTACGAAATCCGTTTATGATGTTCAAGACCCTAACCAAAGGAAGTCGCATTTTACTAAGTCAATTATCCTACCAAGTAGCAGAGTAAACAATCAAGTGTTTAGTGGTTACTTTGATGCCTCAATGTTTATCTCAAGCAATGTTCAGTTTGACCCGTTCTACAATCCTACTAAAAAAGTTAAGGCTACTTATTATGAGGACTCATTACCTGTTATTACGGGTTATTGTCAGTTAGTAAACATTAATAAGACTAAAGAGTTAATCGAATATGAACTAATTATCTATGGAGAAAATGCTGACTTTTTTAAAAGTATTGAGGGTAGGAAGTTAAGTGATTTGGATTTGTCATCATTAGACCACCTTTATACTCAATCACAAATAGCATCAAGTTGGACTAATGCAAGTGGCTACGTTTATCCTCAAGTTAAGAATGGTAGACAGACCGATATAATAGTAAACACTATTCAAATAGCAGATTATTGGAAAGTATCGGATTATGACCTTTGGTTTTTTGTTAAGACATTGTGGGATAAGATTTGGGAGGAGGCAGGATTTAGATACTATTCAAACTTTATAAATACAGATGCTTTTAAAAAGTTAGTTTACAAAGGTAATAGTAATGGTATGGTAAGAACCGATACTGAAATATCAAATAGTCTTTGTGCTTATTCAATTACAACAAGTGGGTTATTTCCTTTTACTACAAATGGTAGTACCTTTAACTTATACACAAACAATGATATTATATTTGATGTGGTAGAACAAGATGGATTAAGTCAATATGACGATACAACGGGTATTTTAAATGTTGATGTTACCGCAGACTATGACATAGTATTAAACTTAAATCCTGTTTTAAAGAATGTAAGTGGTAGTACTTTGCCAAGTGGTAGTGTGTTTTTATTTAGTGTATTGTTAGTAACTACAAGCAATGTTATTGCAGGAGTTATAACACATCAACACGTTTTAACAAGTAGCTTAGCAAACAATGCCTCAATACAAATAAACGTACAAAACGAAAAGATAGGACAACTATTAACAAGTGGTACAAATTATAAATGGGTAGTAAAAAACCAAGCAGGAGGTACTGAGGTTTCAATAGATAGTTCAAGGTTTGATATATTTTTAACTAAGGATTATGGATTAGGAGATACTATCAATGTCAATAGTTTACTAAGTTCTGAAATGACTCAAAAGGATTTCGTAATGGGATTAGTTAAGATGTTTAATATGTATATTGAACCTTACTACTTTAGAGCTAACGACCCGAATAGTGGAGGCTACCTTACATACTTAATTGAACCGAGAGATAACTACTACACCTCAGAGATAATAGATTGGACTTACAAAATAGATTACAATAAAGAGTTTACTGTAAAGCCTATTGGAGGGGCAAAAGAAAAGTTTTTTAAGTTTACTTATGATTTAGACAAAGACTACTATAACAACCTTTACAATCAAAGAAATGGCAGAGTCTTTGGAGATGTTAATGTAGATGTTCAAAACGATTTCTTACAAGGTACTAAAGATGTTAAAATACCTTTTAGTTTAATGGTAGTAGCAAAGAACTCAGACCCAAAACAAGGTCAATATAGACCTTTAGCAACGGACTTAAAAGACGATGTAAACAAAGGTTTTAGAAACGATAAGAGTAAGCCTAAGATAATGTACTATAATGGATTATTAACGGGAGATGCTTGGGACTTTGGAGATGATGGAATAGGCACGAATAGAACAACCCGATTAACTTATCCAAGCCTTTCAACATTTGATAATACAACTGACCCTAATAATGATTTATGTTTTGCAACCCCTCAGGAAGTTTTTTACACAAACGAAAACGGACAAGTAGTAGTATCTAATCAGGGGTTATACAATAAGTATCATAGACGTGGATTAGAAGAGGTTAATAATAAGAACTCAAAGATGTTAGAGTGCTATGTCAATTTAACCCCTTTTGATGTACATAACCTTAGCCTTAGACCAATTTATGAAATAGATGGTAACCATTATAGACTTTATGAAATGAGTGATTATAATGGCAAAGAAACAACTAAGTGTACATTTTTAAAATTAACACCTATTGATGCCGTAAGTAAATCAAACGGAACAACAAGAGGTGGCAGAGGCTCAGGTGCATGGGGTGTTAATCCTGATTTGTATCATGAAACGGGCAACTTAAATGACAGAGTAAAAGGAGGGGATTTAGTATTAAGGTCAAATGTATTAACGGGAGGCGGTGTTACTTATATTCCACCTGACAAAGATAACTTAGTGATGTTGCAATATAGATACTTAAGTACTACAACTAACTTAATCTTAACAGGTGGCGAGGGTAGTCCAATTTATTTATTTGTCAATACAACCGCAGGAAACGTAACTATTACAATGCCTGACCCTGACTTGAATACGGGCAAATTGTATATTGTTAAACATGTTAATACATCACACAAAGTAATAATCAATAATTTTGATGGTACTTTATTTGAAGAGTTTTCAGGAAATAATACACATGAATATTTAATGGATGGTGGGATAATAATTAAAATAAGATAATGGCAAAGAACGTACAATTAACGATAGACATAAAGGGTAATGACTCCGTAGGTAAAGCGGCTGAGGCAACCAAGAACCTAAAAACCCAACTTAGGGAATTACAGAATGATTTGCAGTCAGGTAAATTAACGGGCAAAGCATTTGATGAGGGTATCATTAAAGCAGGTAAAATGAAAGACCAAATCAAAGACGTTAATAATAGGGTTAATGCTTTGGCAACCGATGGGGCGGATGTAATGTTAAAAGGTTTTGGGGATATGGCAACGGGTATCATTGGAGGCTTTACAGCGGCTCAAGGTGCTATGGCTTTATTCGGAGATGAAAATGAGGATTTACAAAAGACGATGGTTAAGTTGCAAGGCGCAACGGCATTGTTAAACGGACTACAAGCAGTCAATAATACTTTACAAGGGGATAGTGCAGCAGCAGTTGCCAAAACAAGTGTACAAGAAAAGATAGCTACATTTGTAAAGGGTAGATATGCAGCCGCAATAGGTAAGTCAACAGGTGCAATGAAGTTGTTTAGAATTGCAGGAATGGCTTTGGGGATAGGTGCAGTAATAGCTATTATTTCTTTATTGATTAACAACTTTGACAAACTTAGAAATATAGTTTTAAAGTTTGTTCCTCAGTTAGCAGGATTAGGCGAAGTCTTTACTAATGTTAAAAATGCAATTATGGACTTTTTAGGATTTAGTAGTGAGGCTGAAAGGCAACAAGAAAAGTCTATTGAAACTGATAAGGCTAAAAGCAAATCAATGCAAAGAGAGATTGATTTAATGGAGGCACAAGGTGCAAGTGTTGAGGCTATTTATAAAAAGAAAAAGGAGTTAATGGAACTTGATTTAAAAGCCTTAAAGATAGCGAAAGAAAAAGCAGGTGCAAGTCAAGAAGAAACGGATGCTTATGAAGATGCTTTAAATGCAATAGCCGTATTAGATGCTCAGGAAACTAAACGCAAACAAGATTTAGTAGATAAGGAAAATCAAGAGGCATCAAAGAAAAGAACAGAACAAGCAAAAAAGAAAAAAGAAGAGGAAGAGAAAATATTTGATGACAATAAAAAGACTGCACTTCAAAGAGCTAAGGACTTGCAAAATGATTTATTAAAAAAGTTTGATGATGAGCAAAAAGCATTAAAGGATGATAAAAAAGCAAAACAAGATATAGCCGATGAGTCAGAGGAAATAAGAGAGCAAAAGGAAATTGAGGCAAATCAAAAGTATGGCGAACTAATAGAACAAAGACGAATAGATGATTTATCAGTTAGAGATAAAGAACTATTTGATATATCAGAAAAATATAGAAAAGAACAAGAACTTGCATTAGGCAACGCTGATTTATTAGCACAAATACAAACTGATAAGGATAACGCTTTAAGAGAAAAAAAGCTACAATTTGATGCTGAAGATGCAGCCTTACAACAAGAGGCTGACAATGTAAGAATAGAACAGATAGCAAAAACCGCAGAACAAGCAGGGCAATTAATAAATCAATTAGCAGGTAAAAATAAAGCAGCAGCATTAACGGCTTTAGCATTAGAAAAAGGTGCAGCAATAGCAAATGTAATTGTAAGTACTCAAAGAGAAATAGCAGCGTATAGAGCAAATCCAACATGGTCATTGTTACCCGATGGTGGTGCAGCAATTAAAGCAACTAATATAATAGCAGCAAAAGTAAGAGCAGGGATAAGTATTGCCTCAATTAGTGCAGCAGGGTTAAGTGGTGCTAAGAACATAACAGGAGGTGGCTCAGGCGGTGGTTCAGTACAACCTCCCAACATAAGAGGAAGTCAAACATCTAACGAACCAACTCAGCAACCTGCTACCAAAGTTTTTGTAACGGAAACTGATATAAGGTCAGTGACTAGAAAAGTAGACGGAATATTTACTCAAGCGACTATTCAATAAAATCAACTTTTATAAATTCATATGGTATGCCATTTGACTTACATTGTTCTAAATTGTACTTATTGATTATTCTACTTTTGTGACTTGATGATAGATTGTTAATGTGAAATACAATTATAGTAGTTAATTCTTTATTAAATTCTACTTTATAAGTTTTAGGTTTACTTTCTTTAACAAAAGAAGATAAATTATCTGTATCAAATGATGTTTTAAATTTCATAATTATTTAAGTAATTTTTTATATTGAGCGTTAGAAATCATATGTAAATAGGTATCTGTTTTAAATCCTAAAGAGTTATTTAAAACCATTTTTTTAAACTCAATTCCTAACTTATAATTTCTTAAAAGTATTTTATACTTAAAATTATATTCCTTTGCGTATTTTAAAACCTCTTTGTCTGTTAAAGTGATTTTATTTGTTGCTACTAAAAACATAGCAAATATCGAGTTGCTAACTTTATCTTTCATAATGTCAGCAAATATAGTATTTATTTTTTAATTACAAAACTATTTTTAAAGGGTAACAAAAAACCCCTCCGAAAAGGGGTTTAATGCTTATGAAAAACAATCTTAAAAACATTACAAATATAGTACATTAATCTAAAAAACAATAATAAAAAATTAAGATTGTTTTATGTAGTAGATGGAATTGCCAATAATCGAATTAACGTTAGAAGAGTTAGAGCAAGGAATTGATGCCACAGCGTTAGTTGAAAATCCTGCAATACAGCGTAATTGGATGGCATTTAAAGAGCATAAGTCTTACGAGTTCAAAACTCACAACGAAGATAAAAGAATATTGGCAGGTGCATTAATGGTTGCTGATTTCCCAATGTATCGCAATATGAATGGCAAGGAGTTCTTTGTTAAATTTAGTTCTGAAACTATTGAGCAATTAGCGGACAGGATGGTATTAAACAATAAACTAACTGCTTTTAATTTCGAACACGATAGTAAGAAAGAGTTGGCAGATATGCACATCCAACAATTCTTTATAATCAATACTGAATTAGGGGTTAATACTCCGATAGGATTTGAAGAGTTGCCCAATGGTAGCTTATTCGCATTTGTTAAAGTAAACAATGAGCAAGTGTGGAATGATTACGTTAAAACAGGCATAGTTAAAGGTTTTTCAATAGAGGGCAACTTTGCGACTAAAGAAGAGTTTAGTCAACAAACATTTTTAAAAGAATTTCAAACAATAATAAATATGACAGATAAAAAAGTAGCTACATCAAAACTCGATGAGTTGGTAGCAAAAGCAAAATCTCTATTCTCAGAAGATGTAAAACCTGAAGAGAAAAAAGAGGAAGAGGTAAAAATGGCTGAGGCTATGTTGACCGATGGAACTAAAGTAATGTACGAGGGCGAACTTGCTGAGGGTACAATCGTACTATTAGAAGATGGAACGGCTGCACCTGATGGCGAACATACCTTTGAAGATGGAACGGTCATCAGCATTGAGGGTGGTCAAGTTGTTGCGGTTGCTAAACCAATGACTGAGCAAGAAATGGCTATTCAAAAATTAACTGAAATGGTTACTAAATTGGAAACTGAAAATGCAGAGTTGAAATCAAACTTTGAGAAATCAATCAACAAAGTAGAAGAGAAATTCAGCGCACAAATAAAAGAGTCAAACAAATTAACCGAAGATGTTTTGGAGTTAGTTAAGACTTTAGTTGCTGAACCTACTCAACATTCATTTAACACTCAATCTAAACCTAAGTCTTACTTAGATGGATTAACTTCACAATTCAAATACGAACAAACAAAAATAAAATAAATAAACAAATGGCAAATTTAAAATTAAAATTCGGTTTTGATACCGATAACTTAACTGCTTACGTTGACCAAACAAATCTTGAGTTATTCACTAAGGCGGTCTTCAGTAATGCGACTTCACAATACTTGAGCGGACAAGTTCAATCAGGTATCAAGTTCAAAGAGCAAATCAACTACATGGATGTAGATGTTACTCTTAGAGCTAAATCAGGATGTGGATTGACTTCATCAGGTGATGTGATTTTCGACAAAAAAGAAATTCAAGTATATCCTTTCTATGACCAAAAGACTTTCTGTCCATCAGACTTAGAAACTTTTTACACGCAACAATTCTTACCACAAGGTTCAACTTACGAGAATATGCCAATTGAGGCTGCGTTCGCTGAGTACTATACTGCAAAGGTAGCAGCAGCAGTTGAGGTGTTATTGTGGCAAGGTGTTACAGGTGGTGCAAGTGGTGTAATTGGTTTTAATCAAATCATAGACGCTGCAAGTCCAATCAATGGTAACCCTACTTCAATCTCAACAGGTACAGGTATTACTACAGGTAACGTAATCGGAATTTTCAATGGTATGGTTAACTTAATCCCTAACTCACTTGCAGGTCAAACTGATTTAGAGTTCGTTTGTGGTTGGGATACTTTTAGAAAATTGTTACAAGCGTACTTTACACTTAACAACTTCCACTATGGTGCAACAGAAGAAGCTAGTCCTTATGCGACAGGTTCTATAATTATACCATCATTTGGATTAAGAGTAACTGCTTTACATGGATTGACAGGAACTAACAGAATACACTTAACAAGAAAATCAAACTATGTTATTGGTACAGATGCACCGAATGAGTATGAGTCTTTAGATGTATTCTATGAGCGTAAAGATAACACTATCATCGCTAGATTGATTGCGAAATTAGGAACTCAAATACGTTTCGGTGATGAGTTAGTTACCTTTAAATTAGTTTAACCCTTTAATTTTATAACTTATGAGTTGTATATTAAGCACAGGATTTAGTTTGGATTGCCGCTCTTCAAAGGGCGGTATATCTAAAATCTACTTGGCAGAGTTAAGCGGAATTGGAACACCTGCGGTTTCATCAGGAATTGCTACAATCACTATGGTGGGTGGCAAGAAATTTTACGCCTATGAAGTACCCGTTGGTGGAGGTTCAGCAACATCAGTGCCAAGTGGAGATAGAGCAGTAGGTGGTCGTTTCTTTGCTCAGAACGTAACAATGAACTTACCGAAATACGATATTACCAAAAGAAACGAAATGATGGCTTTAGCTGCTCAGACAGTTGCTGCTATTGTTTTAGATGAGAATGGCGAGTATTGGTTATTCGGAACTTCAAGAGGGTTACAAATAGCAGAGGGTGGATACGCTACGGGTACGGCTGCGGCTGACATGAGTGGCTATGTAATTACCTTAACAGGCGAAGAGAAGTTAGATGTCCTTAAAATTGAGTCATCAGCTATTGCTGCATTGATAGCATAAAGTGTTGTTTTCATAAATGGGGAGGGGGTGTTGAGAGATTGACACCCCTTTTTTTAAAACATGATATTATTACAAGAAAATACCGCAAACATAGTAGTCTTAACGTTGACTGAAAAGACAACGATTAATGCACCTACTTACCTTTTTAGGTTTGTTAATAAACAGACCAATGTAGAATATGTATGTATCCAAGCGGATACAAGCACCTACAAAACACGTTATAACAAGTTTACAATAACAACACAAACAACCACTCCCAATCCTTTATTAGGGCAACTTAAATTAAGTTTAGGGGATGAATACGAATACTATATTTATGCTCAGGTATCAACTACTAATTTAGATTATAAACTATCTAATGAAATGGTAGAAAGTGGACTAATGAGATACGATAAAATTTTAACAGATAGAATAATTTTTACAAATGGAACAACAACCCGAAAAGTCTTTGGAGCGTAAATATGCGTTTTCAAGTGTGCCGATGTATGAGCATAAGACACCTGAATTTATTGAAAACAATGGCGAACAATTTATAATCAATGGCACGAATAATGAGTACCCTGATTATCTTACTTACTTATATAATAGATGTGGCTTACATCACGCTATTGTAAATGGTAAAGTTAGGTTTATTTTAGGGCAAGGATGGAAGATTAAAGATGGTTTTGAAAGTGGACAACTATCAAGACTAATTAATAATCCTAATCCCTATGATGACCTTAATGAATTAACAAACAAGATATTAAAAGATAGAAAGATATTTGGAGGTAACTTTTACAAGGTATTATTTGTAGGCGGTCAACTTACATCTATCTTTCATCAACCCTATGAACAAGTAAGATTAAGTGTCGATGGCAAAGTAGGATATGTTTCAAAAGAATGGACAAAAAACCAATCAACTAAGAAAAACTTTAAAAGTAGATATAACACACTCCCTAAAGATGTTAAGATAATACCTTTATACGACCCGAACAAAAAAGAGGGTGTGCAATTAGTTTACTTCTATGATACAAGACCCGAGTTCAGAGGTTATCCACTTCCTGAATATCATGCAAGTATAGTTGATATTGAAACCGATATTGAAGTTTCAAATTTTCACTTAGTGAATGTTAAAACAGGATTTAGTGCAGGGGCAATGATTACCTTAATGGGTGGTGTGCCAAGTCCACAAGAACAAGACGAAATAGAGCGTAAGTTTTACGATAAGTTTTGCAATACCGATAACGCAGGACAAATAATGATACAATTTGCTGACCTTAACACCGAAGCACCTAAAATTGAAAGCATTAAACCAACTGATTTAGATAAGCAATTTGAGTCTTTAAAAACAGACGTACAAGATAGAATAATCAGAGGTCATGAAGTTGTTAATGGTATGTTGTTTGGAATTAAAACAGAGGGTCAATTAGGTGTACGTTCTGAATTAGATTTAGCATGGAAAATGTTAAATATAAATTATATTGAACCAAACCAACAACTAATAGAACGTGAATTAAATTGGATTTTAAAGACTTGTGGTTTAGCACCTGCTTTAAGAATTGAACCATTAAAGGGTTTAGGGTTAGAAATAACAGAGTCAATGTTAATGGCGGTACTAAGTAAAGAGGAATTGAGAAAGATAATTGAAGATGAATTAAATATAGGTTTAAACCTTACACAAGTTCAACCTACACAATTATCAAAAAAATCTTTAGATGCTAATATGGACTCAATTATTTTGTCTAAATTTGCAATGATAGGATTAAGCGCAGATAAGTTTGAATTTGCGAGTGATGAAGATGCATTATTAAAATATATCATTGATAAGAATTTAAAAAAGTTGGACATTAACAGAGCTAAAAAAGATTTGGATTTTGATGTTGAAAAAGCATTGCAAAAGTTAATTGAAAAAAACTTAGTGGGTGGTACATTGGGCGGTACACAAACTGCACCGAACTTTGATATTAAAGAAGTAGTAGAGCCTGAAACATTGATAGAGTTTGAAACACGATGGAAGTATGCAGGTCCTGAGGACTCAAAAAATAGAACTTTTTGTGCCAAAATGTTAAGAGATAAAAAGATTTATTCTCGTGAGGAAATAGACAATTTAAACAATGACATGAAAGAATACAACACCGATGTATGGAAGTATAAAGGCGGTTGGTATCACAATTCCGAACTTGACCAAAATTTTCCACAATGTCGCCATTATTTCGCTCAAGTAATAGTAAGAAAAAAATAGTATGAGTTTAACACCACAATTTATAAGTATAGAGGTTATAAAAGACCAATCCGTAATCAATGAGAATGTAGATAGTAAACTATTACAACCTACATTAATAATGGTTCAAGACATCTATTTAAAGCAAGTAATAGGTAAGGACTTATACGCTGAGTTAATCACTCAGGTAAACGCTGAGAGCGTAAGTGCTTTAAATACTACATTGCTAACTGACTACATACAACCTTATCTAATCAATAAAGTAGTAAGTGAGTTAGTAATAGATGTCAATTACAAAATAAAGAATAAAGCGTTAATGGTAGGTAGTTCAGATAATGCTCAACCCTTAGATAGTTCAGGCATGAGTATAATTCAAACTAAGTATCGTAACATAGCAGAGAATTATAGAGTCAATTTAGTGGATTATTTGCTTGACAATTATACAGATTATCCGTTATTCAAGTGTGTTAAAAATTATTCAGAAATCCCAAATATAAATGTAAACAATGCAAGAAGAAAAAAAGGTAGATATTTATAAACTATCCGAGCAGGATTGTAAGAAATACGGATTTAAAAAAAAGAACCTAATCAAAGTAATTGAATCAAATGCAAAAGACAGCAAATCAAATCAAAAGTGAGTTTGAACTCTTAGCAAGTGGACACTATCAAATCCATTCTTTTCTTTATGCACAGGAATTTGAACAACAAGCCTACGAAAACTTAATCTATCCCTTAATGCTTGTCTATCCTTTAGGCGGTAGTCTATCAGGAACAAGCTATACAAGGAATTATAGAGTAGTTATAGCAGATAGAGTGCTTAAATCTGAGGGCAATGAGTTAGAAGTAGAGAGTGATACTCAATTAATAGCCTTAGATACCTTAGCATATTGGATGAAGTTAGGCACAAATGAGCGTTTTTCTATTACAAGTTCAAATACTATTACACCATTTTGGGAGAAGTGGGGCGATGAAGTAACGGGACACTTTGTTGACATCGGCATTGAGGAGTTTTACGACTTCAATTCGTGTGCAATTCCTTTAAGTTCAGCTATTCCAAGTCCAAGCAACCCTTGTAAAGATGCGAGAATACTAATCAATTCAGTTGTTTATGGCAATGCGCCAAGTGATACCAATTTTAATGTCGTAGTTAAAGACCAATTAGGTGCTTTAGTAGGCTCATTAATCGGTGGCGAATGGATAGTTAATACGGGTGGAAGTTGTGCTGACTCTACCTATACAATAACCAATTCAACAGGTACAACCTTATACACAGGTTCAATCCCAAGCGGTGGAACTTTAACACAAGCAATAAGCAATTCTACTTTAAATGTAAACAATAGCGCATCTACTTTAATAAGTAGTCGTTCTATCTTAGCACAAGGAACGGATAGTTATAATGTTGCTGACTCAGTTGCGGTCATTAAGGATAGTGCAGGAACAACTTTAAAAAGCGAAAACATCTTAGCAACTGCAAGTGAAAATATTACTATTAATGATAGTGTAGCAGTTATTAAGGACTCAGCAAATAACACTTTAAAGAGTGAGAATATCTTAGCAGAGGCAACTGAGAATATAAGTATTTCAGACTCAATAGCAGTTTTAAAAGATACTGCAAATGTAACCTTAGACTCAGTAAATTTATTAGCACAAGAAACGAAAAATATAACCTTAGATAATTTTAATGTAGAAGTAGAAGACCCATTGGGTAGTGTTATTTTAACGGATAGTTATTTGGCATATTCTATGAATACTCTTAACTTAACTGCCCTTTCAAATGCCAACGTAGTAATTGGAACAGGCATCACATTAACAATAAGTTCAACCGCACCATTATCTCCATCAGAAAACGATATATGGTTACAACCGATTTAAAAAATAAAAAAAATAAATAAATAAAAAATGGCAACATTCAACAAATTCAACGCCTTTGTGGCGGACTTAGCAAACGGAGTTCACAATCTCGGTTCAAATCAATTAGTAGTAGCATTAACAAATACTGCACCAAGCGCAAGTAATGCAACCCTTTCAGCAATCACTGAAATTTCTTACACAGGGTTATCTACAAGAAACATCACGACTACATCAAGTACGCAAACAAGTGGTACATATTCGCTTGTTTTAGTAGATTTGACATTAACTGCAAGTGGTGCAATTCCTAGCTTTAGATATGTAGTTATTTACAATGACACTCCAACATCACCTGCTGACCCATTGATAGGATGGTATGACTATGGTGTAGGTGGGGTTACAATGGCAAATGGAGATACATTTACAATAGACTTTACCGATGCTCAAAAATTAATAGAAATAGTATAATACTATGCAAGTAATTCAGAAAACACAATCAATCCTTTATTTATCAGATGGGGGAGATTGGGGTTTGCAAATTAGCAACGAAAGTTTTGAGATACTTCCACAAGTAGGTGGATTGGTATATCAATCAGGAGTTAATCTTGACAATTTAGCTAACCTAATCATAGAGGCAAAAGAACACGCAATACAAAATGAAATAATATGGCAGCAATAACAGACTTATCAGATTTAATTAACAGACAAACAGGCGGCAATAGTGGTACACCTGAAAATATTTTTTTTCACAAAGTGCCAAGAGTCGCAGGGGTTGCAGCAACCGCACCAATATCAGGTAGAGGATGTTCTTTGTGGGAGTATGACGGAATGCCTGCAAAGGGTGCAGTCCCAACAGTGGGGGAAATACCTACTAAATCAACTAATGGAGCAATACCATTTACTGCCGCAGGTGGTGGTAGAGATAAGCACTTAATAGGTGCAAGTATTACACCATTAGTTGCAGGCGTGTATTTATTGTACGATAGGTTATTTCACGAGGGTGGGTTAAATGCAACTTTAACATCTGCACAAACAATACAAGGGTCAACTCCAAGTCCTGCATTAACAAGGAATACGGGAGGTGCAGGTAACATAGCATTCTATGAAATATATACAATAATAGGAACAACATCTACAACCCTTACAATGACCTACACAAACCAAGCAGGGACAGGTTCAAGAACTTCAACTATTAACATAGGTGCAACGGGTTTTCGTGAAGTATCAAGAATGCAGAGAATACCTTTAGCAGCGGGTGATAGTGGAATACAAGCAATAGAGCAAATACAATTAACTGCTACTACGGGAACTGCAGGTAACTTTGGTATAACCATTGCTCAACCTTTGGCTTGGATTCCTGTAGGTGCAGGTGGTACAATGGGGTGGAGAGATTACACAACAGGATTGCCCGGCATACCCGTTATTGACCCTAATGCTTGTTTAGCACTAATGTTTATTCCAAGTGCTGCAACTGCACCTGAATTATTTGGTTCATTAGCAACAATTGAAAAATAATGGCACTAACAGACTTTGATGAATATGTAGAAAAGCTAAAAGAAAATCGTGTTGCAGATTTTCAGCTATCCACATCAATCGCTAGAACTTTGCGATTGAACGCAAGTTGGCAATCTTTTAATCCTGCACCTGCCGTACCTACTACAAGCGTTGCTCTTAATAAGGATTCTGCACAATCAATGGGACCTATCCCTGACATATCAACAGGGCGACTTACATTTTTGGGCGGTAAATTTAATACTTCAACATTTGGCGCAGGCGGTATGCTTTTAGTTGATTTGTTAAATGTTAGCGGAGGACTGAATGCTACTTTAACAACAGCTCAAACAACCAACTTACCAACCGCACCATTAACAAGATATACATCGGGTGAGGGAGTTATGGCAGGGATAGTAGTTTATACACAAGTAGGAAACACAGTTACAACGGTAACAATAAGCTACACAAATTCAGCGGGTGTGAGTGGTAGAACATCTACTGCCACAACAATTGGTGCAGGTTTTTATAGAGAAGTAGGATTGTTAATTCCAATACCATTACAAGCAGGTGATACAGGTGTGGAAAGTATTGAATCAGTAACCGTTACTGCCACCACAGGAACGGCAGGCAATTTTGGGGTGTGTATGTTCAAGCCTTTAGCAATGATTTCATTGGAAAATGCAACAGGTGCAATGCCATTAGATTCAGTTAGTACAGGTTGCATTATCGGTTCTTTGGCAGAAATAGACCCTGATGCTTGCCTTGCAATTAGTGTATTTTCTGCAGTATCAACATCACTAACAGGTGCATTAATATTATCAGAAGTATAAAATGGCAACAAGAAGATTATTTGATGGGGCGCAGATTGAATTAGAACTACTACCAATAGTAGGTTCAGGCTCAACTTCTTATAATTTATCTTTAAGTAAGGGAGATTATACCTTAACAGGCAAGGATGCTTCATTAACATTTTCGGCAGGTTCAGTTAGTTACTCAATAACTGCAAGTAAAGGTACTTATAGTTTAAGTGGTAAAGATGCTAACTTTAAAGTAGGTAAAAGTATTGCAAGTGAAAAAGGAAATTTTACACTTTCGGGCAAGGCTGCTGAATTTAAAGTAGGCAGAACTTTATCAAGTGAGAAAGGCGTTTATACATTATCAGGGAAAAACGCAGACTTTAAAGTAGGTAGAACATTATCTGCAAATAAAGGGGATTTTACACTTTCGGGGAAAGATGCTAACTTAGTATTTTCAACAGGTGCGATTAGTTATTCAATATCTGCGAGTAAGGGAAACTTTACACTTTCGGGGAAAGATGTTGATTTTAGAATAAGTAAAACATTAAGTGCAAGTAAAGGGACTTATACATTAAGTGGTAAGGATGCAAATTTAATTTTAACAACCCTACCAGTATTTTATACTTTAACTGCCAACAAAGGTGCATACAACCTAATAGGTAAAAATGTATCTTTGAAAACGAACTTCTTAGCAGTTTACCATTATGTAAGTCCAAGTTTTAATCTTTATCGATTAAGAGTTTATAAAAGTGGTGTTTGGAAGAATGTAATTTTATATAAATATAAAAATAGTAATTGGGATGAGTTTACCAAATAATAAATTAACAATAGTTGTAGAAAATCCTACTTGTGCAGATGCTTCCGTAGAGAATAGCGATGCAAGTTATAGTGTGGATGTTTCGTCTGGGGATAGTTTGGTTTTACCAGATGTGACCATAGAGATATTAGACCAATTTGATGTTGTTATAGATACGGATGTTATACCAAGCGTAAAAGACCACTTAGTAGATGTATTCCAATATTGCCCGGTTGCAGATGTTGAAAATAGCGATGCCTCTTATGCTACAACAGTTGTAAGTGGAGGAACTTTGATACTACCCGACCAATCAATCCAAAACAACGGGGTTGCAAGTGGGTTTATACCGAGTGTAGGAACTATTAATGTGACTACAAATGTAGCGCCAACATCATTTAGTGTATCGGGTAGAACGATTGATATTGTTGTCCCTGCGGGGTCAAGTCCAAGCGGTGTACAATTTCAGTTTCCAATCCCTATACAGCGTACATCATACAGAACAGGAGATGAAGGGTGGAGAGTTCAAAATGGTTGGTATGATTATACACCTCCTGCAATGCCTAAAGTAGTGGCTGAATTAGATTATACAATTACTAATTGGGCAGATACACTATCAAGTGCTTTAATAGTAAATGGAGTAAGTAGCACAAATAGATTTGTAGATGCTTTTGGTGCTAAAATAGCAGGGGGTGCAAGTGTTGTTATTGATAAACTTCAAGGTGTTGCATTTACAAGAAGCACAATTAATAAAGCTAATTGGAATGCCGCAATAGATGATGCTTTGACATTTTCTGTAACTGTAAATTCAATAACATTTGCAGATTGGTATTGTGTAGGATTAAATGACATACTACCAACAACAAGAATGGAGGCGAGTGTTGGGTTTGCACAATTAATAGATTTGTCTGCACAATTATTTATATTCTCAGGCAACGTATACACAGCAACTACTAATCCTGCAAATACTGCTCAAATGTGGCACGTTGTATTTTCATCTCGCAATTACACTGCGATTGACAAAACTTTTGGTATATCAGCAATTTATGTACACGATGCAAAAAATTTAATAACCGCACCATGATAATAGGTAATTTCAATAAACAAGATTTTAAAGTATATGTTGACTATTACTTTAAACAAAACAACTTAGATGTTGGCAGACAATTAGGGTACTTTGACTTTAAAAATAATTGGGAAAAAGTCAGCACAAATACAGATTTAGAAAGTGTATTTGATGATGTTACTTTAGAAAGTTTAAACATTGAGGATTTAAATTATTTTACACCACCACCATTAAGTCCTTATGCCGTAGTTATTCCTGAAATTTATCAATGGGCATTCCCTGAAAATAAGTTCGTTTTAAGCGGTTTTGAAATCCCATTAGACACTCACAATAATGATAAGGTAGTAAATCTTGCTTATTTTATGTGGAGTGAATTTAGGGCAGAGTTAGATAGTGGAAACTATGAGGCATTGAAAAGAAGTTTGATGTCATTGTGGGACTATGTAGCAGAACAAGTAACAAACAATAATTTAGTATTAGTATGACCGATTTTAGAATAAAGATAAACCCATGCCCAGATGCAACAGTAGAAAATAGCGATGTTTCTTATACAAATACAGTTGCAGCTAACGGATTACTTACTTTACCCGATAGTCAAATAAATGTAAATAGTGTTGATAGCGGAGATGTTGTAAGTGTAAAGACTATTGATGTAAACTTAGAAGATAGTTTAGGTGCGCCCGTTACACCTACCTCAGTAGGATTAGTTGGTAATACTTTAACTATTGAAGTGCCAAGTGGTGGTGGTTCTTATGATTTAGATTTAGTTGATAGATTTGGGAACGCATTTCCAACAAAACAAGTAAGTGCAAATGCAACATGGGATTTAAGAACTTTAACCCCTTTTGACTTTGCAGATATATTTTTAAACCAATTAACTGCACCAAGTTCTACAATACAAAATGCAATTATAGATTTAGTTGATGACTTAAATGCAGCAGGATTATGGGATAAATTTCATACAATACATCCTTTAGTTAATGGGACTGCAAATGACCACGCAGTAAATTTGAAATATCCATTTAGAAATAGATATAGCAATTTAGCATATTTTGAAGGGAGTCCAACACATAATGCAAATGGTATAACAACCAATGGGTCAAGTAATGCAATGATAATACCTATTAATCCATTTTCGTATCAAACAAGTAACGACCAATTTGGTATGAGTTGCTACTCAAGAACAGATGGGGCAAGTGGCGCAGGTAATGCCGTATCATTTGATATGGGGTCTACAAATGGAGGATATGCTCAATACAATGCTTTAAGTTTAAGAGATAGTTCCAATTCACATATTGCAACAGTAGGAGGCACAAGTAATATATACTATAACAATGGTGGTTACACAGGAAGTACTTTAGGTTTATTTACTATTGTTAAAAATGGGGCAAATGGAGGAATATCAAGAAATGGGTCGCTCATAACAGGCGGAGTTTCTTCTGCAATTTCTTTAAGTGCTTTCAGACAAACCGCAGCGATAGCATTGGGAGGAGTTTATTTTGACAACTCAGCAGGATTGACAGGCAGAGTTGCACGAAACTACGCATATTGTGCAACTATGAAACTATTTAATATGACACAAGAGGCTGACCATTATACTGCCGTACAAACCTTTCAAACCGCATTATCTCGTAATGTTTAAAAATATGATAATAATAAACACAAATCAATACAACGGATTTCAAAAAGGGGTTAATACTTTTTTTGCTACACCTATAAAATCAGGAGAACACATCGGTAAATTTGCGACAAGTGAAAACGCATTATTAGAGTTTCCTGAGATATTTGAAACCTTAACTTATGAAGTTGTAGATTTAGATGCAAGTGCATTTGAAATAGATTACACACCACCTCCATTAAGTCCTTATGCCGTAGTAATACCTGAAATTTACCAATGGGCATTTCCCGAGGATAAGTTTGTATTAAGCGGGTTTGAAATACCTTTAGAAAATCACAATAATGATAAGGTAGTAAATCTTGCCTATTTTATGTGGAGTGAATTTAGGGCAGAGTTAGACTCAGGTAATTACGAAGATTTAAAACGAGCATTAATGCCTTTATGGGACTATGTAGCAGAACAAGTAAATATTGGCAATGTAATTATCTTATAACAACCTAATAAAAAATTACTTAATTTTGTTGTCATGCAAATAGTATTAGTACATAGTCCGTTTAGTTGGAAACGACCACTCTCTTTAGTTGGCTTCCTGATAAGAAAGATTACCAAGACATATTGGAATCACGCATCTTTTTTAACTTATGCACCGGGTGGACAAAGATTCATCTTAGAATCAGACATCAATGGTGTGGTTGCAATTCCTTTTAAAGATTGGGCAAAAGAACAAACAATCGCCATTTATGATTTTGATTATGGACAGGCAGAAATAAACAAAGCTTGGGGCAAAGTAGGTGTTACAAAGTATGATTTTGCATCATTACTATGGTTTGGACTTGTAAGGAGTTTAACCGGCAAATATTATGGATATACCGTTGAGAGGAAGGCAGCCAAAAAATTTTATTGTTATGAATATTTGGCTTGGGTAATGGGTATGCCTAACTATTACAATATTTTACCAAATGAGTTTATCAAACAAATTGAAGATATGGGATTGGAGAGTTTATATGACACCCCTATTAAAGCAAAGGAGTTGATAGATGAACGTGAATTGGATTAAACGTCAAAAAGTAAAGTTCAGAAAGTTAGTTCAAATAATATTGTTAGTGTTAAAATTAGACCGCAAATATAACGAGAGAGATGATACCAACTGACTATGGGAGTATATTTGAAACACTAAAAAAGAAAGGTTTACTTCCCATGATGCTTGGTTTGATATTAATGTTTCAATATAAGTACATAGAAAGACAAACCGAACAATTTGAAATAAAGCAAAAAGAACTGAAAGAGCAGCAAGATAAAATGGAAGTAATGTTAAAAACTCAGA